CCCCTCGACCCCCTCCCGACAGCGTTTTGCTGACCGACTTGCGAAAGTGCTCGCGCGCGATTCGCTGCGCTAGAGCAGGGGGGATCTGCACGTCGTCGAACGGGTCGTACTCCTCTTCCACCGCCTCCCCGAGCTCGACGGGCGGTTTCGACTTCTCGCTTCGGAACGCGCCAAGCAACCACATCAGCAGCCCGGCAAAGCTCGCAATTATCCCTATTGTCGTAAAGTCCATGTTGTTCCACCCTTCCCTGCGCCAAGGCGGCGCAGCAGGCGCCGTTCTTTGACCATGTTTTCGCTTGGTTACGGCTCAAACCTCGAATCGGCACGAGCTATCTGGCGTTTCGATTACAGTCCACGCACCGGGCCGAACCGGCCACCGCGCCGATGCCGGTGATTTCCACGCCGCATGATATGCAACAGACGCCCCTCCGGACCGAGCCCAGCGTGAGCTTCGCCGATGCCAGCTCGGTCGTGAGCGCCTCGATCTGACGTTGCAACGCTTCGACCTTGTCCAAGCTTTCGAGCGCAATGGCGATGCGTTCGAGTAGGCGTAATTGACGCTCGTCGCTCATTGGTTCGCTTTCTGTTTGCTGACGATGGGTTCGTCGGTCCAGTCGATGCGACCGATCAGAAAGTCCGCCGAGCACTCGAGACCGTCGCAGAGCTTGCGGAGCGATTCGAGGGTAGGGGGACGCATCCCCGCGGAGAGCTTTTGCACCGTGTGCAACGTGAGCTTGGAGCGCAGCGCGAGCTCCTTCTGCGAGAGGCCGCGGTGCGCCATCGCTTCGCGCAGCCGCGTGTAGAACGCGTCGCTCACGAAGAGCGAGTACTTGTGTGCGTTTGGCTTATCCATTTGGCTCCTGTAGCCGCTTGAGCAGGGCTTGGTTTTCATCGCCGTGAGCACGGTTGCACCACGCGGCATCCTTACGTTCGCGCGTCTTACACGGCTTGCATTGCCGGCCAACGACGGTTCCGTGCTCCCACCAAACCGTCCAATCGTGCTCGTGCTTACCCATGCGGTCGGCTTCGCTCCGAAGACGGTTCGCGTGTCTTTCCCATCACTTCGACTCCAAACCTAGAATCGGCACGAGCTTTTGCTGGGCGTCGTCGGCGGTCATGAAGGCGAGGGCGGCCACCTCTTCCGGCAGCTCACCGATCGTGTCCTTCCAGTCTTCGCCGCAGTCGAGCTCCCAGGCGATGGATGCGGTGGGGCGCTCCGCCAAGACCTTCTGGAGGATCGTCGCGCAGCGGATGCAGTGCTTGTACCGGTCGGGCTCGTGCGTGTAGCCCACGGCAAAGCTCGACTGGTACACGTCGCCCTTACGGATGGTCTCCAGGCACGCGCAGCACCGGTGCTCTTTGCGAGCGCGATGCTTGCGATGTTCCAAGACGTCGTAGGTGTAGTGGGCTTCATCGCACATGGTTTGCCTCTTTCAGTCGCTGGAACTGCTTCCGCCGTCGCAACCACCGCCACTGCCTGAATCCGGCGTGCTGCTGCCCGTGTCGCACGCGCTGGGAGCGTCCCAACTCGCTGATGCGCCTGCGCCGCCAAAGCTTCCGCCGTGGCCCACGAACGTCGCGGGCGTGGGCAGCGGATCGATACGGGTAGGCGCGGGTTCGTCGCGCGGGTTCGTCGCGCGCGATGTCGACGTGATATTCATCGCGCATGACGTCGTACGGCCCGGGGTCGTTGAGCGTGGTGATCGCGGGAACTTCGAATACCCGCTCAGGCATCGCGGTTTGAGCGCGCCGCGGTGGCAACGGGCTCGGACGACGAGGGCGATGGTCCGCGACCCAGCTCTTCAAGAGCTCGCGGTACTCGCCGCGCAGATTGCGCAGCTGGGTTTTGTACGCGCGACGGGTCGCAAGTCGGTACCACGGCGTAGCAAGCAGGTCTCTGAAAATCCAGATGCCGCGGTTGTAGCGGTCCGCGATGGCGCGGTTGTCTACGATCGCGTAGTGCTCGCGCAGCGTGATGTCCGGGCCCCAGTTCCACGGGGCCAGGTTGTTGGTGTTGATCATGGTCATGTTCCCTCCAGTTTGGCAACACTAGCGAAAGAGACTGCGCGCAACGTGCCGAGCTCAGTGCCCGCGCGCTGCAGCTCCGCGCGCAGGTTTTCGTTTTCGATTTGCAGACGGTCGCGCTCTTCGGCTAACTCAGCAACGTGCTTGTGCAGGTTGCTGTTTTCGGTTTGCAGACGGTCGCACTCAGCCTGTTTGTCCATGGGTTTCTCCGGCTCGGCGCGAGGGTTGTTCGCGGCAACGTCGTCTGACAGCATCATCTCGAACTCAGTCGCCGAGGCTTCGGCTTCGCATGCTTGAGTTGACATAATGTCTATTATCGGCATTCGTCGAGCGTCATGTGAAATGGCTCCATGAGCCCTCGTCCTCGAACCAGCCGAGGCGACCGAGCTCTTCCCGGTCTTCCGTGGACATCTCCACATTTTCTCCTGGTCCCATCCAGATTTGGTCGTGCTCGGCATGCACCATCCCATCTGGATCGTACTTCTCGAAGATCTCAATCGAACGCTTCAGCGTACTGATCTTCATGATCGACCTTTCCACATGTCGTTGTCGGGCGACTTGAAGCCGTTGAGTCGCCACTGGCATTCCTGAATGGCTCTGACGTTGCGCCTGCTCTCGGCCTTGGCCTTCTTGCTTCCGTATTTCCTGTGGTAATCAAAACTGGCCTTGAACCCGAGGAACACGTGCTTGACGCACAGGCCGAAAAGCACGACCGCAAACACTGCACATACCGCTTCGGTTGGGCTGTTCATGGCTTCACAGCTCCCAGCATGAAATGCGGCCGCACACGTTGGTGTCGTCGTACTCACAGCGAAACTTCCAGTCGTCGCCGTTGGACGCGATCACCGCGCGCTCGATGTATTGCCACGACTCCGGCGTAGGTGAATAACGCGTCACCGCAAACCGCACGCCGTGGCGATCTTCGATGCAGTTCCACGTTTGATCGAGGTAGTAGAGCGGGTCGTCGCCGCAGCTCACCGCGCCCGACGAGCCATCGCCTGCCACGTTCTCGAAGTAGTCACCGGCCTCCGACTCCAGGTAAAGGTTGACGCACGTGCCGATGGCTTGGACCTTCTTGCCGGCGTCCGTTTCAACAACCTCGGTCGTGCACGCTGCAACCAACATCGACATTGCAATCAGAATCGATCTTGTCATTTTGATGACGTCTCCACAGTTTTCACAATGATGAGTTTGGGGTACTCGTTTGAGTGAACCGCTTTGGCCGCGGCGGCAGTCTCGTACGCCACTGCCTTGGCGTACGAGACGCCGGGCAACAGTGGATGCTCGTCCAAAACACGTTCCCATTTGAGAGGAGGCCCGCCATCGAACGGCCGAGCGCGAACAAGCCGCCAGCCCGAGCCAAGGAAGTTGAACCACGTCTTCGCGAACCGCTCCTCCTTGAAAGCACAGGCGGTCGGCCCTGCGCTTTCAGTCGCCTCGCACGTGACCCACAGCAAAGCGGGATCTTCCAACTGCGTTGGGACCTCCGGCGCGAGCTCGCAGCGAGGACAGCGCGGCACCTGGAACAGGCCGAACATCAGCGTCTTGCATTTTGGGCAGCTGTTCATTTGTACATCTTTCGCGCGCGCTTGCGCACGTTGTCGTCGGTGAGATTGTTGACCCCTACCCGTTCGACGAAGAGCGCGAAGTCCTTTTGCATCTGCGCGGAGCTTGGCAGCTTGCTGTAGTCGCGGTCCCGTCCGCCGTTGTCGGTCTCCTTCAGCGGAGCACAGCGCATGGCCTCGCGATGGTACTCCTGGTACCAGCCCGCGGGGAACGGCAGGCGCTTGCGCGTCGCCTCGGGCTCGATGATGACTTCCAGCGTCGTTGTCGATTTTGGCATGGCTATCTCCCAGCGTAGAGCGCCACCAACAAAATCGGCAGCGCCCAAAGGTTTTCGATGACGACTCCCAAGTGAAAACCTGGCACCAGCAGCGCCAGGCTCGCGATCCCGAGCCCGAACAACACCGCGTTGCGCTTCTCGCGCCGGCGCTCCGGACCGGGCGGCGTATTCTTGCCGGGCATCAGCGGCCCTTCCCGTCGTCGCTGTTGTTCGAGCGCATGTTCTTGATGAACATGTAGCCAAGGAAGAACGCTACGCAGCCCACGGCGAGTGTGAGTGCGAAGCTGATGGCGTCACCCAGGAAGTACATGCACAACCCGGCCGCACCGAACCCAAAGACGAGCTGCAGAAACTCGAAAGTTGAACGCAGTGCGCCTTGGAGACTGACCGTAGAATCGTTGGTAGACACCTCCTCGATCTTCACGCGCCGCACGTAGCGCTCTGCAGTCGCTTGCGGCGAGCGCGCCCGAGTGATCGAAGTGCGTTTCAGACCATGGCGCTCCATTGGATACGCTTGGTGGACCTCTTCCTCGTAGTTCTCCACCTCGTCTTCGTTGCTGAACTTGAATTTGAGCTTGGTAGGCATGTAGGGGTTACTCGCTTTTTGGTGAACGCGAAGACTGCTGGTACTGGCGCCCGGAACACTTTTCCGGAGCATCGGGCGCCAGTACCTCCACCTCAGTCCGCCGCTTCGCCTTCTTTGGGGGTGGAGGCGTTTCTGGCTGGCAGCGGATCGAGTGTGATGTCCGTGAGCTTCGACATGCTCTGCGCGCGTTGGACCGCGGTTTCGAAGAGCTTGCGGATAAGCGGCACGGCTACGGCCAGGTCATCGGCGCCGGCGTTGAACAGCAGCCCGCCCGGCTCAAACAGATTGCGAATCTTCTTGTCTCTAAAATCAGCCACGACTCACCACCTTTGAAGTCTTTCTAAGCGCACGAATCGCGCGCACGGTTTTCACAACCCAGTACACCGCAACGGCGCCCACGCCCGCTGCGATCAGGTCAGCCTGTAAGGCCAGGGGAGCGCAGAGGTAAACCACAAACACCTCTGCGGCCAGGCGAAGGTAAAGGCGCTTCATGCGCCTAACGATGCATCACGGGACGCCCGAAGCTGGGCATCTCGAAGTCCAAATCCATGTCGTCAAGTATGCCCGAGTCGGACTTCGACAGGGCCACAAAGCCGACGACCAACACGAACACCACTGCAAGCGCTACGCGCATACGTGCCTCCGGGTTTCTGTCTTCCGCCTCTGAGGTGTCGCAGCTCCAAGGCGGTCGAATCGAGTACCTCGTACCTATCACGGTACGAATTGCTGTCAAGGCAACCTATGAACGAAAACGTTCACCGCCGAGCGGAACGTCAGGGTCGTCGAAGCTGCGACACTTCGAGGTCTGGCCATCTCAGCGGTGAACGATGTGGTTCTTACCACTGTCTACACGAAGCGACTAGTCGATTCAGCTTCGCTGGCGCCATAGGCGCCAGACCACAAAGCCGATCATGAGCGCAACAAACCACAGCCCCGGCGATTGGGTTGCTGCGAGCCATGCGATCCGCGATCCGATGGCGCTGAATAACACGAGGGCTATGTCGCTGAGCGCGGACAGCGCCTCGTCGGCGTGGTCCGACTCTCCCTTGAGGAGGTCTTTGGGGTTCGCCGCTTTCAACATCCTCTTGCATTCTCGTAGGTTTCGCTTGTCCACGGTCTTGACAATGAATTTGAACTCGCCAACATGCAAGCCGCGGGTTTTCTGCATGGTGCAGGAAGTTCGCGGTACTCCGCGATGTCGTATCCGTGAGCGCATCCAAGAATCTTGAAAAGGTTCGATCTGGGCTGGCGTCTTGGTCGAACAGGCGGCATCGCGGAGTGCTTCAGCTTAGGGCTAACCCCTCCCCAGGCAGAGCAGGTCATGGACAAGAATCTTTTTGCGACGCAGCGCGGCAAGCTCGTCCCGCCGACTGACACCGTCAACCACGCAGGTGGCCGCGCGTATTCGCGCACGCCCGAAGAAGCGCTCGCGCAGTACGCGGCGACCGGCATGTTCGGCGACACGTACTACGCCAACGCCGAAGAGCAGCTCACCGAGGTGCTCAAGCTCGCGGAGAAATGCAGCACCCAGTACATCCTGAAGTGCGCCGTGTACGCGCGTCAGGCTGGCTGGCTCAAGGACATGCCCGCGGTGCTCCTGGCCGTGGCTTCAGCGCGTCTGAAGTTCGACCCGAGCTTGCCCGTGCACCTTGCCGATCGCACCGCGTTCGCCAACGCGTTTCGGATCATCATCGACAACGGCAAGATGCTCCGGAACTTCTTCCAGGTGTCGCGCTCGGGCGTCACAGGTCGCAAGAGCTTGCCGCATGTCGCGCGCCGTCTGGTCCGCGGCTGGCTCAATAAGCGTCGCAGCGACCAGCTCATGCGCGACCAGGTTGGCGAGAGCCCGTCGCTCGCCGATGTGATCAAGGCTCTGCATCCGAAGCCCGTGCACGACGAGCAGCGCGCGATGTTCGGGTATCTGACGGGCCCCGTGTCCAAGAAGACCAAGGCGGGCGAGCTCAAGCAGCGGTACGACCCCGAGAAGCTCTACGGGCTCGTGAAGCAGTACGAAGCGTTCAAGCTGGCCGAAGTTGCTGAGCGCGGCGATGTACCCCACGTCGACTTTCGGCTCTTGGACTCGCTCAAGCTCACCTCTTCAGAGTGGAAGACCGTGTTTCAGCACGCGGAGTGGCAGTTCACGCGCATGAACCTGAACACCGCGCTCCGGCACGGCGTGCTCAAAGATCCCGAAATGGCGGGGCTCATCGCGGAGCGCTTGCGCAGCCCGTCCGAGGTCCGTGCGTCGCGCAACTTCCCCTACCAGCTTCTGCAAGCATGGCGACACGTCGAAAACGACATGCCGATGGAGATCAAACTCGCGCTTCAAGACGCGATGGAGGTTGCCACGGAAAACGTCCCGGAGATGCCGGGCAACACCTTCATCGCGCTCGACACCAGCGGCTCGATGCAGAGTGAGTTCATGAAACGTCGTGACGGCAAACCCACGCAGTTGTCCGCGCTCGACGTGGCGGCGCTATTTGCCGCAGTGCTGATGCGGAAAAACCCGCGGGCGATCCTCTTGCCGTTCAACGACAAGCTCTACCCGCACCACAAGCTGAACCCGCGCGACAGCATCACCACGCTGATCGACAACATCAAGCGCATGCCCTCGGGCGGCACGGACTGCTCGCTGCCGCTTTTGTGGATGAACGGCATCAACGACAAGCGCCAGGCGATCACGAACATCGACACCGTCATCTACCTGTCGGACTACGAATCGTGGGCGGACAACTTGCAGTATCAGCGCCAGCCCGGCACTGGGGTGATGCAGCAGTGGCAGAGGCTCAAGACTCGCAACCCACGGGCGAAGCTCATCTGCATCGACATGACGCCACGCAAAGACGCGCAGGCGACGAACGGGGAAGACCGGTTGAACATCGGCGGCTTCAACGACGGCGTCTTCAAGGTCGTCGCCGAATTCATGAAAACTGGAAAGGGAAGCGCTTTTGTCGACAAGATCGAAGCGCTCGACTTGACAGTCGCGAGCAACGTCGCTAGCTAATTGCAAGTGTTTCTGGTGTCCTCGGATGCGAAAGGCAATACCTCGCCCGCTACATACTTATGGGCGAGTAGCTCAGTGGTAGAGCGCCGGCGTGAAAAACCGGAGGTCGTTGGTTCGAATCCAGCCTTTTTTGTCTTTCAACTACTCGCCGAGGACGCTGTTACTTTCACGTCGCCAGATGCCGAGGGCTTTACATCGATTTGTAATCCGCATGTCGCAGGTTCGAGTCCTGTCGTTCACCGAAAGGTGGGCGTAGCTCAGGTGGTAGAGCAGCGAAAAATGTAGTCCTCAAACCTCGCTGGCGACGTTTTCTTTTTCTGTCCCTGGATGCATGTCGGCACTACCTCTCGCAAAGAGCACGTTCGATCCGTGTAACCAGCCGGTTGGCGGCAACAATGTCGACGACACCTCGCCGGGGATGATGTTTCTGAAGTGCCATTCGCACGAACAGCGCCGGAATGGTTCTGGTGATGGGCGTGCCGCCATCAGCATACTGGAGTGTCACTTCGGAGTTGTTCGGGTCGCGGATGCTTAGACGCAGTACATCGCATACGGAGCCGGATGTCGTAGGTTCAAATCCTGCAGCCCCGACCTGTCGGGGTTTAGCTCAGCCTGGTAGAGCGCCGAAAAACGTCTGTGTCGCCCAATTCGCCGCGACCGTTGTTCTTTCACCAAGGAAATACCGATGCCCAAAGGCCAAACCCAGATGACAAGCGAGCAACGCGCCGTCCAAGACGCGCAAAAGCTCACCGACACGTTCGCAAAGCGCTTCAGCAAGAAGCTCGGCGCGATCAAGAACACTGCTGTGTCCAAAGACCTGCAGAGCAACCTGAAGTCGTTCAGCGGCGCCACGGCCAAGCAGCTCAAGGATGCGGCCAAGGACGCGGCGACGCGCGGTCCGGGCAAGAAAGCCGCTGCGGCCAAGCCTGCGAAGGCTTCGAAGCCGGCCAAGCGCAAGAGCTGAGCATGAGCGAACCGAAGCCGGGTCTGGCGGAATGGAATGCGGTTTACGAAGCGCTTGAGGCGCTCTCGAAGAGCAACGCCGCCATTCGCTTGGACCTCAAGATTCGGTTTCTCGACAGTTCGAGACTTGAGTACACGTTCCGCAACCCGGCCTACGACAAGCGCGGCAGGAAGATTTCGTGAACAGGCAAGAACGCGAAGCTGTCGTTGACTGGTTCGCCGAGCGGATGAAGGCGAAGCTTCGCGAGCCCAGGAACGAGGCCAAAGGCGGCTGGCGCGACGATGGGTATCTGGAGTTGATGAGCCGCCTATCCGAAGAATGTCGCGAACTCGAAACTGAGATCTGCGACCCGATGGGAAGCATTCAAATGCTCGTCGACGAAGCCGCGGACGTCGCAAACTTTGCGATGATGATCGCCGATCGCGCGCGGTCAGCTGGCGGCAAGGGCGACGAGGTCTGACTCGCGCCAGACTTTGCCGTAGCCGCTCATCTCTTTGAGCATGCGGGTCACGCGTGGGATCGAGAGCTTCTCGGCCCACGCGGCCTTGTCTTCATGCGCGCGTGCCCAGTCGATGAGCTCCTCGGCGCCCGCCGGCGTCGGATCGACGGTCGGCATCTCCTTGGGCGGCGCAGCCTTTTTGGGGGCGTTCAACGCCTGGTCGAGCTGGCCCCAGAAACGCGGCACTGGGACGACGATCTTCCGCTCCTCGGGCTTCTGCGCGGGCTTCTGCGGCTCGATTGCGCCCTGGCGACGGTGCAACGCGTCGATAATTTCTTTCTGGCTTGCGGTGATTTTAATCTCGGTCCCGGTCTTCTTCCGAAGCTCGTCCAGAAACAAGGCTCTCTTTCGAAAGTACGCTTCGCGATCGACGGCTGCGTCTTTCGCTGTCCGCAAAGCCTCGAGCGCGCGCGCCATAGCCATGCCGTTCGCGACATCCCGACTGAGAGCGTCGAATTGAGAAAAGTCGCCGGTTATGATGGCCCTTCTAAGCTCCTCGTACGCTAGCCGCGGGCCGCGGTCCCAGTACTCGCGGGCCGCCTGATCGTACCCGCGGGGCTTCCACTCGCCCTGGTACTCGCGCGCAAACTCCTGGGCCTTGTCGATGCCGAAGAGCTCGCCTGAGTCCTCACGCCGTGGACGACGCGGCCATTCGAGGTCGTAGGTCGTGCAGTCGAGATCTCGCGGCCTGAGCCCTACCCCTTCGAAGGGTAAGCGATGGTCGTTGCCGTAGCTCACAAACGTGCGCCGTCTGTCACCGTATCGGTTGACCAGGTCAGCGCGCGGCAGGCGAACGGTTCGGGCCTCGAAGGCCACGTAGTACCCAGCGGTCGGTACCAAAGCGGGGACCCTGAGCGGCGCGGACGCAATGCGCGCGTTGCCAGCGAATATGCCGAAACCAACCAGGCGTCCCCAGCCGCAGGGCGACATCGGGAACAGAACACGATCGACGTTGACATACACCTCTTCGTCGCTCGATGGGTCCCAGCGCAGTCGAACGCGCGCGCGTTTGTAGCCCTCGAACTCGTCGGGCTCGGTGCCGTCCTCGCGCATGACGCCGATGGTCAGAAAATCCGCTTCGGTGATGTCCATCTACCAATACCCCATCAGATCTAGAACAAGCAGCGTCATCACAATGCCGAACATGCCGGCGGAGAGCAGCAACCATACCTCGTCATCGGTCACGACGCACGCACGCCGATGTGTGCAAGAACGCGATCGAACACGCTCATGCATTCCGTGTAGCGCCCCTCTTTGATCGTACGGGCTTGCGTATAGAGCTCAGGCTCGGTGCCGTGCTTGAGCAGCGCTGCCTTCACGTCAGAACATGCTTTCCGGTACAGCTGAAGCGCGACGGTGAAGTCCACCGCGAGGCTCGACTGCAACGGCACTCCGACCATGGACCAAACTTCCGGGTCGTACGAGGCTCCGGTTTCGGTGGCTTGGGCTTCGGCGGCGGGGGCCGCTTGGTCTGCCTGCTCTTTGCGAATTCCGTCCACAGCTCCTGCCTTTTCTTGTCGTCGTCCATCTTCTACACACATCCCGCAAACCGAATACCGCACACGGTGCGGCCCGGGACACCGACACGAAATGATGGCCTTGTCGCACACGTAGCACTCGACGCGCTCATGCACCATCACCCCGCCTCGTACTTGCCGCCCTCAGCGGCAATCTGTTTGGTGGTCTTGCGCATCAGCCGCTTCATCTCAGCGTCGCGCTTGCGCCGCGTCTTGCGGTTGCCCGCGACCATCACGTTTTTGGGCGCGAGCGGGCTGTCTGGGTTGTTGTGGCACATCGGACACATCGCAGGCGGCACGAGCGAGTTGTCTTTGTAGCCGCAGTCCGCGCACACGCGCTTGACGCCAAGATGCAGCGGTGGATACGTGCCTTCTTTCGCGTGCATCATTCACCTTCCTTGGGGCCCAACCACTTGCCGGTAGCGAGGTAATCGATCAACGGCTGCTGCAAATGCTTTGGCAACAGCGAGATGTGGAACGCCATGCCATCGGCCATATCCTTGATCTTGGTTTCCATCGCCTGAGCGTAAGCACCCTTGGCACTGTCTTCATTCAACAGCCGGCAGATGCGCGCGGCCATGTCCTTGTTGAACGCAATAGCGATGTAATGCGGCCTCGCCGTGGTCCTGTGACGTAGCATCGTAAGGCGGTCGGACTCGGAGATCACGCGCCATGGACCCGGAGCATGCGGATTCAGACCGTCGTCATTTTCGATGTAAAAACGTTCAATCATCGGCCGCTGCAGCAGACGTTTTGGATTGCGGCACCCGCGATGAACATCGTGATGCCCCAAAAGATCGGGCTCTTGTACCAGCGCGGGTAAGACGCGAGCTCGGCGCGCGCTTCACGCGCATCCTTGTTCGCGAGCGTGAGCTGCGCCTGAAGGTTGTGCATGGCGTCGTCGCGCAGCGTGACCGCATTGCGAAGCTCTTTGTTTTCTTTCTTCCACAGGGTGATCAGCCTCGAATACTCGTCGACCTGAAGTGTGAGCTGCTCGTTGAGCAGTTTTGCGCGGATGATGCGGTCCGAGTTCTCCATGTCGAACCACGTACCGCGCTGACCGAGCACCATCACGTCGCGTACACAAGTTGCGTCTGTGACGCCGGACGCAGTCAACGATGTGATCGTTGGGCACTCGGCCAGCGCGTAGCGCGGTGCCGCCAGCTCAACGGCGAGCAGCACGCAGAGCAAGCTCAGCATTCTCGTCATCGTTGTCTTCTTGCTCTGCCAGTTCCGCGTTGCCGAAGTACATGCAGGCCCAGAAGACGTCGCTTTCGCGTTGCCACAGCGGCCCGTGGTACTCTTGCATCCGGTGGTCCGGCCAAAATTCGTCGAGTTGGTCATCGGTCGTAAACTCCAGAAACGAGAAGTGAGCCTTATTGAACACCGGTCAGAAGCCAGCATCACGAAAAGCAGCAACGGCTTCGCTCTCGGTCATCTCCGAAAGGGGTTTTCCGGCCAGGATGCCCGCGACGCGCGCTTTGGACTCGGTGATGATGGCTTCGAGCGGCTCGCGTTGATGCACCGCGATCTCAGCTTTCACGAGCATATCCGCGACGGTCGCCTCGTCTTTGGCGATTTGCTGCTTGAGGCGTTGCGCTTCGAGCGCGTCTTCGATCGACTCGACCTTGTTCTTCTTCGACCAGAGAATATAGAGCGCACCGACGAACGTGCCGATGCCGAGAAGCCAACCAAAGACCTTACTCATGACCGTCGCCTCCGCGACATGCCCAAGACCAAAGCCTTTGCTTTTCGAGCTCGGTAACGTCTTGGTGCGGATAGCGCGCGTGGTCGTAGCGATCGCTCGGGAAGCGGTTGCGCTTACTTTCCATGAACTCGATCTTGGAGAGCTTGCTGGCGAGTGCAGCTCGTAGCTGCCGACCATGGCTCTCGGGGCTGAAGGGGTTGAGCTTGTTGGTGATGATCGCGTGGGCTGTCGTTTTCATCTACACCTGCATAGGGCCTGGAGAACAACGCTGGCGCCGATGACCATCAGCACGAAGGCCAGCCCCGCGCCGAGCACGCCGAGCGTTTCGGCAAACGCTTTACTGAAGTCGGAAGGCTTCGCGTTCTTCTTGTCATCCGGTTTGGGCGCGTAGTGGATGTGCTGAACGTCATGCCGGTTGGCCATCGTGGCTAATTTTGCCGGAGCCAGAGCTGGTCGTCTAGCTACACGCAGTCCCCTTCCCCATCTTTCAGGGGTCGCCGGTAGCGGCGTGTGATGAGCCGGCGGCAGGCGAGGCAAAACCACCAGTGGAGCCCGCATCGAACAATCTCTGGAGCTCCACAGGTTTTGCAGGTGATGTCGTCGGTCTTGGGGGAGGTAAGCAAAACACTGCTCCGCAGATGGCAAACAGGAAAACCGTGAGCCAGAACGTTGTCCGGCCGTTAGAGCGTCTGACCCGTCTAGCCACCGGACGGCTCGTTCTCTTCGAGCCACTGGGCGTACCCGGCTTCGGCGCTGAGCCGTTCGGGCAGTTTGATCTTAGGCGCTGCGTTCCACTCGTTGAACTCGCAGATTTGCGAGCTGCTGCCCTTGGACGGGCGTTTTGCGAACGCGCCGGGGTTCAGGCAGATGGCGCGGATGCGATCCATGTTCACTGCGAACGCGCCGAGCTCGCTCTTCGCGCTTACGTACACCGCGAGTCGAATCGGGTCGACGTAGTCCCACTGGCGTATCTCAGCGATCTTCTCCTCATCGCTCAGGTGCGGCAGGTTTGCTTTTGCCTGACACTGCATTTCGATGAAGCGTTTACCCGCTTCGCGTAGCTCGTCGTCGGTCATGGCGCTACGGCTTTCGGGACGCCCTGCTGGATGAAGTTGGTGAGCTGCGCGTGAAGCTCTCGCAGCTCCACGGATGACATGTCGATGTACTGACGCGTTTGCGGAAACAGCACAAGAGCTCGCGCGCCGCCCTCGAACCAACAGAATTGAGCAGTGAGGGTTACTGACTGTGGGGTTAGGCCAGCCATGCGCCCGGAATAGCACGTCAATTGTGGAAGTCCAGGAGAAGCGTGCTAATCTTGCTGCATGCCCAGGCCCGACTTCCGAAAAGATCAGTACACGAGCACCGAGGTCGCCGCGTTTCTCCAGGTGGACCCGAAGTCGGTTCACAACTGGGTGGAAAAGGGTCATCTGGACGGTTTTCGCACGCCAGGAAACCACCTTCGCTTCAGACGCGATCAAATCGTCGCGTTCATGAGGCGAAACAAGTACCCGATTCCCAAAGAACTGGAGCAGCCGTCAGCTGCGGTGCCGTGAGCCGGTCGAAGAATAGCCGCCGTGGGCGGCACTACTACCAGTGGACGCGAGCACTTACCGCGAGCGATCGGCGCATCGAGCACAAGAGGCGACGCGCGAAGCTCAAGCGTCAGGTTCTTGGGGAAGAGACGAAGACGGAGCGGGTTCACGAGCGCTGGGACAAGTGGAACTGGGACTAGCCGCTATCGCGCATTCGTCGGGCCACTTAGAGCACGCATACACACGCGCGACCCATCGACCTCGACCGCTTTCGTTGATCACCTTCTTGGGCAAACCGCAGATTGGGCAGGTGGGCGATGTGGGCTGGCCGGGTTCGCTTGGTGTGCTTCTCATAAACCAAGGCCCCGAAGGGGTTTTGTCAGTTCCTCCGGGGCCGGGTGCGACGATTGGCAGCGTCGTATGCCGAGCGTAGCACGGTTGCGTGGAGCCTAGCAGCTGTGCACGGCTGCTAGGCTCGGACCGTCCAACGCACGGCCCGGCATCCATAGCACAGTCACCCGGTGCCGCTGCCGTACTTCGGAGGCACGGTGGTCTGCCAGTCGGGGTGCACCTGCGCCGTTAGCTGCCCGAGCACGGCGCGGGCGTTGTCCTGCTTCCGTTCGAAGTCCTTGCGGTAGAGCTCGACCAGCGCGCGCAGCACGCGTCCGCGGTCTTCAGGCGGCAGAACCTCGAGCTCGACGGCGCAGCACGAGAACGCATCAACGATTGGATACTTCGGAGGTTGGGGAGCGGGGTTGTCTGACATACACTGCTAGGTGTTAGGTACCACAAGTCGCAAAACCCCACGACATGTCCACCAAGAATCCACTGTCCATCAGCCCCATGGAGCACAGGATCCTCACCGAGCTTCAGCGTCTCGGCGAGGCCTACCCGATCGAGCTCCTCCGCAAGAGCAAGCAACCCCTCAACCGGCGCGGCCTCTACACGCAGCTCGAACGTCTGGAACGCAAAGGCTTCGTAACGCCTATCCGCAGGCGAAACGCCGATGCCGTCCACTACCCCTGGAGCCGAACCTTCTACCGCGTGTCCGAGCAAGGCAAGCGCATGCTCGAGGCCTGGAACACCGCGGCCGCGCTCGTCCAAAGCGCGTAGCGTGACAAAACTCCTCATGCCCGAGCACATGCGCGAGAAGTTCCTGGAAGACTACGAGTTCGATCTGTGGGGAGAGCAACACGGGCAGTGCCTGCCTCTGTGCACAGGATGCCTCCGCACAACCCCGTGGCGAATCGGATATCTACCGATGACCTGCCACGACCTGCGGCACTACGGGCGGCTGCGCCACGGATACAAACGCAACTGGGGCCTAGAAGAGGCGAATTGGGTGTGTTAAATTCGGGGGGACACTGACCCCGTTATGCCGTCCCTCGCTTCGCTGTTTGCGAGCTCGACAGAGTGACAAGGCCGGCAAGCTCAGGTGGACCTACAGCGACCACCGCCGCGGATACCAACCTCCACGCGGCGTGATTACCCGGCGCAGATGGACGCCCCACAAAAGGGCCAGGGCTGCGACCTCAGGAAGGACCCACGGACGGTGACCCCTAGGCACCAACCACCGGGCTCCTGATACCGGCAGGCGTGAGCGAGACGGTGTACCCAACTGGGAACCTAAGCCCGAGAGGCGCTATAGGGTTAAGTCGTCGCGTCCTACGCTCCGCTGGGACGCTCCGCCTTTGCACCGAAGAGGCTTTGGAAGGAGAAGGCGCGTCAGCGCCTCTCTTCTCTCTCGCTCCGCAGCTCCGGGCTATCGCCGTCGCACCTCAGTGACTTGTTGCACGTGAAACATTGCTCACGTTTCAACCTGTGAGGTGAGTTGTAAGGTTTTTGGGGCCCCTACTCGCTGTCGATCCCGGCGTCTTCGTCCATGGGGTACACCACCACCTGCCCCGCCCTCGGCAGGTAGCAGTACTCGGTGTACGGGTTGCAGCTGCCGATCAACAGCACGAGTAGGACTACGGCTCGCATGACGGGAGCCTAGCAGAGGCGGGGATACGGAGAGGTACAAACAACTAGTGTACCTTCATGGCCCCACGCCCTGCGCTGATGGGACCCGCGGGAAACCAAGGGGTGGCGTACGGGTAGGCGGTAGTGCGTTCAGCCGCTGTTGGCTGCAGCGTCGCGACTCGCTTCACGCGTGCGCGCGAGTCGTCTCTATACTGTAAGCGTAGCGTAAGCGCAAGCAGTATCGACTACTCGTTACCGTCGCCATCAGCTGCATCGCTGTGCGTCGTGTCGTTCTGTGCGGGTATCGCCTGCTCTACGATGCGCGGCCTACCCTGCTTCGCCGCGAGTCGCTGTGCGAGCGTGGCCCCTAAGCTCTGCGCTTGGATGCGTTGCACGATGTCGCGTGCTGCCTTGCCCTGCGCATTCGGCGCGATGCCCATTGCAGTCTCTATCACCCACTGCGCGAGCTGTGCCTGTGTCTTGGCGTGTGCCGCAGCCGCGTTCATCGCTCCTGCGGTCTCTCCGGCTATCTCAGTCGTAAGTATCTGCTTGATACAAGCTGCCGCACTCTCCAGCGAATCAACCACAATCGCCTCCGCCTTGCCTTTGGGCGTGAGCAACTCTTCCTTTGTTTTCAGCAACTTGGCGCCATCCGCATGACGCTCCAAAGCTAACGCGAGCACACGCTCACTTGCATCCACCGCATCTTTTTTTTCACCGCTGTTCTCGCTTGACATTTCGATAACTTAGCACCGCTTTGCCACCGTGTGAACACAACAAACCAAACAATGACCCCTTGCGTTTGTTTGGTTCTGCTTTCATAGTTCTCTCAGTGGTTGGGCAGCGCAGCGGGACAGAGCAGCGATAACCCCCTCGCTGCGCCGCTCAATCACTCACTCCCAACCTGCGACTTGGAGGCATACATGACCATTCTCCTCACTGAGGGGCGCACGTTTCGCGGCGCCATCAAGCAACGTTTCCGGTTCTGCGACAACGGTCAACAGTACTACTTCACGCAGACCAAACGCGGCAAGACATCGGTCTATATCCGTATGCCGCCCAAGCTCAAGGCGGGCTACCAAGTCGAGCAGTGGCGCAAGCTCACAGACGCCACTGAGCAAGCGCAAGCCATCTCCGACGTCGCGCGCATGTACAGCACGCAGCCGTGTTTTACGCAGTTCTTTCCCAAGCGGGAGGGTTGAGCCATGGCATCGATCATCGGGTACGAGTGGCCACAACCACATCAGTGTCTAGGTTCCGAATGCTTTTGCCAGCGCCAATGGCCAAACAACCCGAGACCTTTCTACGTCATGCGCTATGCGGACGACTTGCTGGAGTTTGACGCAACCACGCTCGCAAACGCGCGCTCATACATCGCGTCGTTCGGCTGCGAAAACCGCGTCTACATCTGGGACACGATTTCAGACAGAGTCATGTAGCTGAGCTTTGGTGTGTGGCAGCTCTCGCGAGCTATCGCCACACACGAGCGCTCACGCTCGAAGCAAGGGGACTACCACTGTGCCGATCGTAACGAACCCGAACACCGGGCTACCTGCGGATGCGCCCGAAGAGTCACGCGTCTATGTCTGCGTGCCAGCTCCTGGACACTACGGCGACAGAACGCGTGTTCTGGCCGTGTTCCAGCGACTGGAGCAAGCCCAAGCTTTTGCACGCCGCGGCGCAACCGCTGTCTACGAAGGCTTCGGCATTCGCAAGGGTGACGTGTTTTACCGCGTCGACGCCCAGAGTAGGAAAAACCTCGCCTAACGAACCATTCAACGCTCTGCAGGGACGCAGAGCGGAAAGGACACTGCGACATGCCCATGGAAAAGCTACGCGTTACGTACGTGCATAAGGTCAGCAATCCGCGAGACCAAAACAACCGCATCCCACATGCTGTGATGCAGCTCGATCTCAAGGCGATTACAGACGCCACGCGTTCGCAGGACCCGAAGCTGACAGCCAAGGTGTTACGCGACCTCGGTGTGCTTTGCAGCGGCGTACGCGTCCGAGAGCAACGCTACGATCGCGAGACGCACACGCTGCATGTGTTTCCGGTTTACCCCAAGCTCTCGACGTACTGGCACTGCGTCTCGATCGAACTGCGCCCTACGTGCGAACCGCTCACGGCTGACAAAGCCGCATCCATGGGTATCCGCCCATTCGCCAAGGAACAGGGCTGAACCATGACCGAAACCGAACTGTGGAATCTGTGCCGCGCGAAGTGCCGCCAAGTGCGGCACATGTCCTCTAAACGCACAAGCGTAGTCGTGCTCTCGGATCGAGGCGTCGAGTACGCGAGCAAGACGACGCTCTACAAGCGAAACAAGATCGAGGAAGAACTTTTTGTGTTCACCGAAGCGGGCGAAGCACTCGCAACGGACCGCTGCAATGGATGACTGCACAACAAACCCGTGCAACCTGTGTAAGGAGCGGGCGAAGTACGCAAACATCTTTGTTGCCGTGGACAAGCGCGGTGGGTCGCGCGGTAAGAGCCGACCTAACTTCGTGTGCGGGCACTGCATCCCAACACATCGCCCACGTATCGACGTGTCGCGCGACTGCGCCCAAGTCTGGGAAGCTGGCAGCACCGGCTGGACTGGACCAATCAGCTGCATGGATTGCGGCGATGGAATCAGCGTAGAGATAATCAACCAACCGAAAGAACCTAGAGCCATGCCCAAAACCGCAATCGTTGACCAACACGCAGCAGACGAACTTGAGCTGTTCCTAGAGAACGATGAGCCCCTCTACAGGCAGACGCAGGAGTGTTACCGCAACCTGCTCCGCAAACAAAAGCGCGGCACCTACGATCGCGAGCGCGCTGTGAAGCTGTTTCAAACCGTAGCCGACGAGGCCGCTAGGAGGTACCAGCGCGAGTTTGGCTCCGGAGTTCGTGGCTATGGGCCGTTCGACAAGCCCACACGCACCGCCGTAGCGGTCTCACTGCGCGACAGCTTCGAAGCGCAGGTAAAGAATGGCGAGCTGTCACACCTCACCGAGGCTAAGTCATGAAACGACGAAGCGACGCGGATACCGCCGACATATTCCTCGCGTGGTTTACGAGTCCGATCGATGACAAGGGTACACCGTACCACCCCATACCAGAACGCTGTTGCTACCAAGGTTGCGCTGCGACGTGCGCCAAACCGCGGGACACCTACTGCACCAAACACGTTCCGACTAAAGGTCAGCCATGAGCAAGCGTTACATCGAGTGCCGCGAGTCTGACATTCCTGCAGGCGTTCGCTTCGACGTGCCCCGCAGACATCAGGGGCAGATCGTAGAGGTTGCCTTCGGTGGTTTCGATCGTGCCGAACACGACCACGGCGACCCCTACAAGCGCATAACCGACCGTTCCGACCGTTCCGTAAACTACTACAAGCTCACCGAGGCCAAGCCATGAACAGAGCACACAACGAGATGCATGGATCTCGCGTTATCATGATTCTGGTCAACGAAATCGGCGACGCCCTGAAGCGGAGCGCGGTCCGAGTCTCAGCTGACCCAGACATGTCTCGCGTTTCGACGCCTACGCGCGTGCTGCTAGAAGCGGCATTCTCAATCATCCTGAAGAGGGAAGCGCGAGGCTACGTATGACCGACAAGCTCCACACGTTTACGCTAAAGCTCGCGCCCGCTCGCGGCCTCGGGTTCACGGATGACGAACTTCTCGCAATCGCGGAAAGCATCGACGTCACCACGGGGGACGCTTGTTACACCCTGGTCGAGTGTCACCGCTTCGTGCGTGGAGTCTCCGACCTCTACGGCGATGCGCGCGCCCGGGAACTGTGCGAGCTACTCGACACCAACTTCCCCGATTACATTGCTTTCAGCGGGTGAATCGTGGGCTCCCAACGCTTGCAGATAGAAGTAGAGGAGACCCAGCCGCCGCACAACGGCCCGACCGTTCGCACGTTGTGGTTCCACACATTCGTATCCGAGGCGCGGCGAGCCTCTCGCTTTGACTGCGACTCTTGCCCAAGCCAAGCGCAGATGTTCAAGGACTTCGAGCTTTTTGCCAAACGCATCGGAATCGTCCGCATGTCAGACGAAGCCGTGCGACGTGAAGCGCAGCGACTCTACAGGGATCGCTCTATTCGCCTAACCTCGGACCAACGCGCTACATGCATTCTGCTCTGCCTGTGCGCGACGATGTTCGCTGTCTTCTTTTTCCTCTAGCCCAAGGATTGCCATGAAAAACCGTATCAATCGACAAGCCGCCATCGCACTCGGCACGCAAGATGGCATCGAAGCCGCAGCACTACAACGCAGCCGCGAACAACCGCGCGCGCGAGCTGCTCAAGGAGCACGGGTCGTGACCTACGTCGAACTGACTGACATCACACCAAACCGTGCCACGATATGCAAAGTCGTCGAGTCGGAAGAGTGGCCCACCCACCGCGACCGCTCCACACGCGTCGCACTGTGGACTGGCGACAAGCCGCCCACAAAGCGCGAACGGTGCTGGCATCGCGGCGCTGACTTTCGCACGGACACCTCACCTACCGCATGGAGCTTATGACCCACGCATGCCAAACAGGCGCCTGCGACTGTGCCGAGACATGCCCAGATGTTGCTGAGCTTGGCAAGCCTCACACTGAGCAAACCGTGCTCCGCATCCTAGGCTTCACCGATTGCCTGAAGTGCGAAGCCTGCGACCACTGCGAACCCATGGAGTGCGACCCGTGACCGTAGCCAAAAAGCCTATCCCGCTTACCGAATGGTTTCTTTACGATGACGACTTCGGCGTCTACGTAGGAAACCGAGACGACACGCTCTCTGCGCACGTTGTTCGCGATTCGCTCGTTGTCGACTATGACGAGTCCCACCCGCCCAACTGCATCCGCATCCCGCTGCAAGCGCTTCGCGCGCTCGGAATCTAACCACCCACCCATTACCCAAAGGCATCCTGCGACATGTCTAACCCCTTCTCTGAACTCCGAACCATCCTCATCAACCAAAACAAACCCGCTGCCATCGCAACACGCCTCGCGTATTGCGTGCTCGCTGCGAAGGACCACAGGCAAGCACAGAGCCTGCTCGAGGTGCTCGATTGGTCTGGCGGCTTCATGTGCACCGCCTACCAAGACGCATTCAAGAGTGGCCCGTTCCGGAGCAACAAAGCCTGGCACCACACCTACGATCGCCTGCGCGAGCATGCCATCAGTTATCTGGACACGCGCCATCACCGCGCCTACGCCTGACACGAGAGGGCCAAAGCCATGACCCAAGACGACGCCAAAAAGCTCCTGCGGCTGGCTCGCACCTACGCCGCAAACGAGGCGCAAGCTGCCGAGCACTACGCGGCCAACCAAGATAAACAAGCAGACCGCTATGGCAAGAAAGCCGAAGCTTTGTGGAAAGAGCTGGAGGCCTTTGTTGCCACCCTCACAAAAAGTTGAACTACCCAACAACCGCTAGAGATTAGAGAACCGCACCGAATGACCACCAAGACCGCAAACAAGAACCTCACCAGCTTTATCAAGTCGCTCGACCCCAAACTCACCGCGGCCCAGATGTGCGCCAGGGCCAAAGCCGCGGGCTACAAGCCCGAGCGCGGCAGCAAGAAGCCACTGGCCGAGTGGCTGAGTTCCCGCGTCAGCTCAATCCGCTACACGCTCGGCATCAAGAGCGGCCAGCCCGCTGCGCCAGCGCCCGCTAGCGCAGCGCTTACACCTGAGCGGGTGCGAGCGGTCAAGTCGTTCGCCTTGAGCCCGGCAGGCGGCGAGGAGGCGTTCAGGCAGACTGTCCGCCGCATCGGCACGGACCGGGCACGCGTGCTGCTCGACCAGATAGAAGGCGAGCCGTGAACCCCGTAGACGCGGGCGCCGTGGTCCTGGCTGCCGTGGTCGTCTTCCTGGTCGGCCGTGACGGCATGCGCTACGGCTTCCGAAACCTCCCCATGGCGCAGCTTGTGTACTTTTGGTTCAGCGTGTTCCTGATCGCCCTGACCGCTGGAGGATTTTGACATGAGCTACGCCAAGGTGCTGCTGATCAACAAGCTCGAGGACTTCGCGCGCAACCACCGCTTCGAGACCAAAGCCGGTCTCGTGCTGATGAGCTTTCTCAACGGCGACTGCGAACACGAGAGCAACCCGTGCGAGCTGTGCGGTTACGACGAGGACGACGAAGATTTCGACGAAAGCGAAGAGCCATGAACGAACACCCGTTCGGAGACTTCGAAGACGACGCGATAACCGAGGTGATCCCGTACGTCGACGACCTCATGCGCGCGAAGCACGCGGCCCAAGTGGCTGGCCACTGGCCGCTTAGCCTGTGCCAACGCTGCGGCGGAACCGAAGCCGAACACAGCGTCAACCGTCACCACTGTTTCGAATGACACCCAACCAAGTCACCGAAAACCCTGGCAAGTCACGAGCCGCGTTCATTCGCGCGCTCGTGGCTGCTGGTGTCAGCAACAACAAGCTGATTCGTCAGTATTGCCTCGAAGCCAACTTCAAGGAACCTGGCTCGGAAGCCATCAAACGCGCGCGAGAGTACGTGCCCAAAGGGCAGTCTCCACGCCGACCAACCTATCGCGGCTGCTGCGAGGAGATTCTCAGCGCTTACGAACGCGCGCTCGCCAAGGGTCAGCCGATCGTCATCACCGAAGGCATGAAGCAAGCGCTGGTCGTGATGCAGCACTGTCTTTCGATCGACACGCGGGTCGAAAAGCGCAAGGTCTACCGCCGAAAACAGAAGCGCAGGAAGCTGCGTGAACGCAAGCTGCTGAAGCAACAACCCAAACCCCAACCCACCGAGACCCCATGATCAAAGAACTGGTCGAACGCGTGCAGTCGGCCTTTGCCGCCGGCCAAGAAGACGAGCGCATGCACGTCGTGCAGCACCTCCGCCGCATGTCCGCCGAAACCAGCGTGCCGGCAGTAGCGCTCGAGTGGCGCATTGCAGCTGACACCATCGAGAAAGGTGAACACCGGAAATGAACATCCTAGCCATCGTATTCGCGCTCTTGTTCCTTCTTTGCTGTGGAGGCGGCTGCAGCACGGCGCACGCGCAAGCCTGCTACGACAACGCGCCGAACATCCGCCAACATTACACCGAAGCCTACGGCTGCGAGTGGATCTCTGACTACTGGGCCGACTGCGGCTACATCACCGCGGGCACCAACGAACCGTGGCGCACCTACCTCTATCTGCTGAACCCAACCACCAGCCCGGACGGGACAGTCAGCCGCTGGATCGTGCAATGGCAAAACTGCCTTGAACCCGAGCTGCAGAACTGCGGAGCGCGCATCCCGCGCGTGGTCGCATGCGCCTGTGACGAGTGCAACGTCTGCTACTACGAAGGCGAGCCGTGACCGACGATTGCAAGGCCTGCAACGCCATCTACGACGTGCGCGAAGGGGGCGAGCCCACCGGCTACTGCGACCCTTGCGCGCAAGATCGCGTCGACGAACTGGAATCGCGCGAGCCGCTCGTGCAGGAGGTCATCGCGGCCGTTCAGGCGATCACGGGCGATGAAGGCACCTGGAAGACGCAGGAAGCCTGGTATCAGCAACTACTGAAACTCAAAGACGCGGCCCGCAAGCTCGCGGAGTGGAAACCGTGAACAAAGGCTATCCATGGCGCGGCGTCGTCCTCATCAACCGATTTGACTACGTGGTCAAACGGAAGATTCCCGCGCGAAGCAGTCGCATGGGCTACGAGTGCCAGTTCTGCGGAAGCGTCTTCACTCGAAAGCACGTGCGCTGGGTGGGCGACGGCTGGTCGTGCCGTGACAGCTGTGAACGCAAACGAAAGGGACTACCGTGAACCTAACGCTCTTTGTGATCGCAATAGGCCAAACACTGTTCTTTGCTTGGGCCGTCATGGATCGACCCAATCACTGGTGGTTGATCATCGGCTTTGTGGTTCTGAACATCCTCCGCTCGACTCTGGAAGAGGAGAAGATCAAAGCGATAGTTCGGAGGGTCCGGTGACCAAGACCAAAAAACCACCTGTGATGGTGATTTGCTTCGACTGCAAGGCATCCATCACAAAGAAGGACGCGTGTCAGTGGACTGACCCGAGCGTAGGCCGCGTCCTTTTGTGCCAAGAGTGCAGCCGTAAGCTGCTGCGGTGGGCTCGGTGAACCGCCTTCAATCGATTGCGTTTTTCCACTGGAAGCACAGCCGCGACCCAGAACAATGCCCAGACGCAGAATGCTCGCTCTGCTCGGTCATCCTCTGCCCAGTTGGTGAGCCGCTTCACCTTCACCACGACGGCTGCCCAGAACCAACGTGCAAAGGCTCCCTTGCCTGGAAGCAACTCGGAAAGATTGGCGACTGAATATGGACACCAATGACATCACCGCATGCTGGCCCGCCAAGTGGCGTGACGACTTCGAATACGAGAACAGCCTACTCGCCGACGAGGGGGAAGAGCTGCTCACGCCCGACGAGTTTCTGCAGTGCCGCTACGACGATTGGCTCGAAGCAACCGACACGTTGCTCATCGCGCGAGCGCAGCGACACCACGAGGTCTTCGAGGACATGATGCGCCGTGCGTTCCAGCAAGGTCTGTGGACCATGGAGAACGGCGACGAAGCAATCGGCACGGACCTCGAAGGCTGGCGAAAGCAATGTGTGGACGCAGCGCGCTCGATCGCCGACCTCGCCTACCCCAAACCGGACGTGAAGCCATGACAACCCCGCACGAACGCAAGGAGTACCTCGGAGACGGCGCCTACGTGCGCTGGGACGCAGGCACCCAGCACATTGTGCTGACCGCTGAAAACGGCGTCGTCGCGACCGACATCATCTACCTCGAACCCGAGGTGATCGCCGCGCTCGTGCAATACCTCAAAGCGCAGTTTCCCGACGCCACCTTTTGGAGATGACCACCATGCATGACCTAACCAAGGCGAAAGAAACACCATGAGCGATTCAGGGTTCATTGGAATCGTCAAGGTGTTCGAGCAGTACTGTGTGAACATCTCGCTGTGCGTGCAGCGCATCGAGAAAACCCTCACAGACGTCCTCGAAGCAGTGCGCGCGCTGAAGCCTGCGCCGAGCGGCTATGCGGAAGGCTACTGGGAAAAGGTGGCGACGCATCAGCAGGACGTGGCAAACGCTGCGACGGCCGATGTCGAGCGGCTGCTCGCTGAGTTGCGAGGTGCCGGCGACGAGATCAAGCGCATGGGTGCCGAGAACGAGAGCCTGCGGGTGAAGGTCGTCGACGCGATGCAGCCGGAAGTGTTCGAGCGGGGATGCGCCGCGTGTGGCAAAACCTGGCTCATGGGAGGCACGGCGCACTTCTGCCCGCTGTGTGGAGCCAAGCGATGACGTTGAAAGCCTTTATGACCGTCGACGAGGCCATGGCCGGACGCTGGGCCGGCCTCGCAGCCGAGAAGGCAGCGCTCGCGCTACAGGGCGAGGTGAGACGCCTGCGCGCTGAGATCGAGTGGCGCAAGATGCGCGATGATCTCGTCGAAACGCTGCTCACCACCTACCGTTGCCTGTACGACCCCACCGAAGAAGACCAGAAGAAGATCGCCGAGGCCACGGCCGCCATCTTCGATTTCGAAGTCACCCACCCCAAACCGTAGCCGGGACCCATGACAACCAAACTTCAAAAACTTTGGAAGACGTATTCTTCGCAAGAACTGTTCGGCGAATCTCTGCGCGAAGAAGACCCCGAACTGTTCGATGAGCTCGACGCGGCAATCACCGAGGCCGCCGAGCGCGAGCCGCTTGTGCAGGGTCTCATCGACTTCCATAGAGAGATCATGCGTTCCGCGCGCTCGTGGACCACCGAAGAGAAAGCGCAAGGCGGACAGCGCATGGCAGAACTCGTAACCAAGCTCGCGGAGTGGAAGCCGTGAACAGCCTCCGTGGCTTCTTCGGAGTTGGACTGTGCATGCCGCGCGACCCGGCCAATGTCGGGTGCGCGCTCAGGGCGTGCGGCTGCTTCGGCGCATCGTTCTGCGTCTACAGCGGCATGCGCTACAAGAAGCACGCGGCGGACACACAGCGCGCCGACCGGCACATGCCGCTGTTCCATGCGGGCGACGCGCCCGAGGACATCCTGCTGCATCTGCCGTACAACTGCGTGCCCGTCGCGGTCGAGCTGCTCGACGACGCAATCCCGCTGAGCGGCTACACGCACCCGGAGCGCGCGTTCTACGTCTTCGGCCCGGAGGATGGCGACATTCCGCCCGCGGTCGTCGCGAAGTGCGACCACAAGATCGTCATCCCTTCGATGTTCTGCTTGAACCTCGCTGCAGCCGTGAACATCGTGCTGTACGATCGCGCCGCGAAGCGAACGCCCAACCGCACGCTATTCCGAGGCGGACTCGAAGTCGTCAACAACAAGCAAACCGGATAAACCCCATGACCGAACTAACCAATGTGAATTCACCATTCAACGTTGCCCTGCGTATACAGATGGAAGCCGAGGCGGAGGCGCTCCGCGTGCAGCGCTGGTGGGACACCTTCAACGCGGCGTTGCCTCGCGCGCATAGTGGATACCCTCCGCACGAGGCTTGCAACTATGCCGCGCAGCATGCGGACATCATGCACGGCGAGATCGAGAAAGGAGCGTAGCCATGGACGAAGATATGCAACGCAGGTTGAGCTCGTTCACGCGCTGGTGGAAGCTCACGCGCCATCGCATCGGCGTAGCGCTCGAAGACACGTGCACCGAGCTGAAGACGACACCGCGCACAACAGCATCAACGCGCAGCCGCAAGGCGTTCGACGAGGCGGACGTCATTCGCAAGGGTGTCGAGTCGCCAGCCTACGAAGGCGTCAGCGCGGAAGCGCTTTGGAAAGCGTGGGCGAGCGGCGAAAAGAACGTGTCGATCTACTCGGGCAAAGGCAGTAAGCCCACGGCCAAGGAGCTCGTGGCCCACCTACGCGACCCGAACGTGGTGCCTGGGCCGCACTCCGCCGAGGACATCGCTGGCATGGCCGTGGTCATCCACGAGAACGATGTGTACAAGCCATGATCGACGACTCAGACGCAGACTTCTTCGGAATCGCCGGCATCGCTACTTCGGGCTGGGTCAGCGTAGTCCTGTGCCTCATCGCGCTCGGGCTCTACTTCGTCGCCTGTCAGAACAAGGACGAATGCGCCCAAGCGCACTGCGACGTCGGCAAGCCCGTGCTTGCCCATCACCAATGCATCTGCGAAACGCCAGCGAGGAAATGACATGGACAAACCAAAGGTAACGATCGTCGTGGAGACAGACCCGGACGACGAATCGGGATTCGCCTGCGTGACCGTTTTGGTAAACGGAAAGAGAATCGCCTCGGGCCGCGCTGGTGGCGGCGAGCCCGAGGACAACACCTACCACCGAGACTATTCGTGGATCGACGACGGCTTCGCCTCGCTCGCGCGAGCTCTAGGTGCCGAGGTCAGCATCGAGCACAGCAAGGAAGAGCGTTAGGAATGCAGTGCGATAAGCCGATCGGCTTCGCGTTTGCCAGACTCGTACGCTCCGGGAACCTGCGCGAAGCCTGTATCCAGGGTGGCCTCTCCCGCGAATAGCACCTTGTTATTTGCGACAGGCTCGCGCAACAGCGCGCGGTCCCCGAGCTGCGTGGTCGTGGTGAATGTGGAGTACGAGCCGCGCGCATACGGGTCCTGACCCCAGCGCGTGACCTTCACGCTCACCGGGTCGGGCGCGGTCGCGCACACGGTCGCGCGCAGCCGCGTCATCGCTTCGGCCTGTAGCTGCGCGTCGGTCCAGCCCTCGCGCTCGAGCGCCGCATCGCCGCTCAACCAGCCCATCAGCATCGGCTTGCCGGTGATGTGCTGCATGTTGATGAACACGCTGAACGCGCCGCGCGTGGTCGAGCTTGTGAGCAACACCGCGCGGTCCGCCGGCCAAAACTGCGTGCCCGTGGGGAACTCGAGGAAGACCTTGTTCAGCAAACCGCTGCCCAAGCGCGCGATCGCGCCCGTCTTCGCCGTGGGCAGCGCAGGCGTGAACGCGATGGCGTTCGCCTTGAGCACGCCAATCGGCACTGTGACGATCACGTGGTCAGCCTGGTGTGTGCCCGTGTGCTCGCCGAAGTCCGTAGTCACGCTGACCATGCTGCCCGAGTAGTTGATCTCAAAGACCGGCTCACCGAACCGGATGTCGAGCCCGACTGCGAGTTGCTGAGCTACCTGATCGAAGCCGCCGGGGAAGGCGCTGTTGTCGCCCTCGCTTGAGCTAAAGAACACGTCCCATGCGGTCTTGTCGGACAGGTTGGGCACCAGCTCGAGTGCGGACTCGGCGGGGATCTTCGACGCGCTGTTTGCGTATTCCGTGTCGATCGCGGCGGTTGTGAACGTCTCCACAAACCCCCTCGAATAAGGCCCAAATCCACCCGTGTAGTAATGCACGTCGACCACGGTTTGCATCGACCAGCGAGGATGTAGCCACGCGTTCCAGCCCACACAGTCGACGATCCGCGCTCTCATGTCGCTAAAGATCGCCGGCGTAACCGTGGTAGGCGCCATCGGCAGCACGCGGTGGTACTTCATCGTGGTGAAGTCGGTGTTCACAATGTCGAGCTCCATGGCCGCAACCATCGACTCGAACTCGGCCCAATTGCCGTGAATCCACGCCGCGCCGAGATCGACAGTCGTGCCGCTCGGGTTGGTCCCCGAGCTCACGCGCCCGCCCACCCGATCGCGCGCTTCGAGCACGACGACCTCAAAACCGGCAGTCTTCAACCGCTGCGCAGCCGCAAGGCCCGCGAACCCTGCGCCCACCACAATGACTTTTGGCATAAGCTATCTCCACTCCCCGATTTCAAAATGCATGGCGTCGATCAGCTCGCCGCCGAAGTCGATCCCGCACACGATTCCAGCCATCCATCTTCGCCCGCTCGGGTCGGTCACGAGCACGCGCACGCCGCGCGCCTTGTCGATGATCGGCCACAGGCTACCAGGTTTGCCGCGCGCCACACCCGGCTGACCCTGCTTGTTGAGCGCGGCGGAGTGGTTGAAGTCGAGCGCGATGCCGCGGCTGTGGCGGCTCAGGTAGGGTGCCCAGTCGCGCGTGGGGCTGTCGGTCTTGGCCAGGTTCTTCGCCCCTCTCATGAGCCGCGGGACGAAGCTGCCGCCGAACTCCTTGAGCGCTTCGCACGCCTCTTTGTCCCAGCTGCGAAACCAAGCCTCGAACACCGGCGCCGCGCGCTCATGCACGCGGATCGCCGTGGTGATGCCGGTCGGAACCGGCAGCTTGAGCCGCACAAGGTTTTCGGCCTCCCACTTGATCGGCACCGTGACCTTGCCCTCTTGCGAGATGACAAAGTCCAGGTCGAAGTTTTGGAGCATCCGCCCGCGCGTCAGTTGCCTGCAAACCAAGGGCATGCCGCCTCCGCATTGCGATCGTTGAGCTCGGCCAAACAGAGCGCGCACACGGGAACCGCGAGCTTGCGCCTCACCTGCTCACCTGGACGCCACTGTGCGTAGAAGTTCCACGCGTGGCGTATGTTGCGTGGGCATGTAGGCGTTTTTCTGGCCGCGCTGTCCCGGTCACGCAGGTGTTGGAATACCGCAACCAACACCTTACACGCGACCGGGACTACTGCTCGCAGCGCTCGGACCAACTGCTTCCTCACGCTTCAAATGTAACACAGGACACAACTAAACCGCGAGCTTGTACGCCATTCGCTTGCGTCTCTCGCCGCACGGAAGCTGGCATGTCACCGTACGACCTACAGCGACCACCAGTTTTAGGTGCATCAGCCTACGTACTGCGCACCCCTGTTCCGACGAATGTGGAACAAACCCCGGCCAACCTTCGGTGGCCGAGCCTTTGCGAATCTCCTCGAGCACGAGCTTTTGCGACTCGGTGAGTGTGCTGAGCGGGTCGAGTGTGGGCTCTGAAATGTCCACCACGCGCAGCGCGGCGACGACCGCCGCGCACTTCTGACACGTGGCGCCTGTGACAGGGTCGGTTTCATCCTGAAGCTTTACCCCGCTCGCGGCCTTGCCGCAGAACGTCTTATGCCCGCGCGCGATATGCAGCACGAGCTCGGTACTCTTTCGGCGTGGGGTTTTCATGATGGTCGCAGCGCCTTTCGAACATCTTCGAGACGGGCGCCGATGTCGGAAAGATCGACCGTCTGATCGTCGGCACAGTAGCGGTCATACACCGCGACGGCTTCGCGCGCGGTGCGTTTCAGCGGCAACAGCTCTGCGAGTAGACTGTCCGCGAAGGTTCGGTCTTTACAGTGAGCGGGCGATCCGCACTTGGGCACGTGTGAACATTCCATGGTCACCCCGCTAGCAATCTGGTTTCGACGAACTCTTTTTTGAAGCGGAACACGAAGGCGACGCCGTGCCCGTCTGCATGGATTTGGTTGTACTGGAAGGGCACAAACCCTTGCCGGTTGTTGTCGTCCGCGTCTTGCCCGAGCCAGATAGGCTGGTTTCTCTTGTTGCGCTTCATGCCCGCGAAGACGTCGTACTGCCCGTCGCGCATGTGGTGACCCCAGTGAATCATGGAGTCCTCTTCGAAGAATTTCCCGCTCTTGGGAACGATGCGCACGATCGCGAGGCTCTCCAGCCGCGGCTTCAGCTCTGGAAGCCACGGCGTCGTCTGGCGGTCGAACCCGAAGTCTTCGCCGGGCGAGATGCTACGAAGGGCAAGCGTCGAAAGCGCGCGCGCGCCCTGCCGCATGTCTCGAACCCACATGTCCATATGCCGCGCGTTGGCCGGCCAGTCGCGCCACCCTTGAATGTACCAAGGCACGGTGACTACGAAGTCCTGGCCTATCCACTGCGTCGCGATGAACGGCGCGGCGAGCTGGCCCTGGAAGTACGGTGTGCCGAGCACCGCTCCGTGGTTGGACGGGTCAAGCAGCCGTGACTTCGCCTTGCGCTTCGCGATGGTCCGACGCGACACTGCATGACTCGCAGCCGCTTTGCGCTTGTCCGCTGGCGTCATCGTGATCGTGCTGAGCAGTTGCTTGAGATTCATACGCTGATAGTTCGGCATGCCGCTGTTCCTCGTTGAACCGCTGAATAGCGTGGTCGATCGTGAGCTGCACCCACTTCGTTTTCTTCGGACGTTTGGCGCGCGCGGTGTGCGGCAGCGTGGCTTGCACGGCGCGTTTGCCCTTGCGCTTTTCTTCGCGCGCTTTCTTATCTTCGCTCTTCTGGTAATCGAGCGCAGCTTTGATATGCGTCTTCGGTTTGCGTGGCATCGGTTGGCTCCTGGGGTTCGGAGGCTTCGTGTCTTTCGACAATGTCTGTGAGAACTCTTCTGATTACGTCGAACAGGGGGACGGGATCACCACCGCGGGTTGGTTGCATGTGAATCCTCTTGTTCGTGCCGGGCCCTGTCGCTGAACCTGGCGTACTTGCCGTCGAAGCGGCAGGCGAACTCACCGAGCTCACCGCCGCGCTGTTTCCGCAGATGTATTTTCGCTGCCGTCCGGTCGTTCTGGTCAACGGTTACGAACAACACGACATCCGCATCTTGTTCTATGGAACCACTCTCGCGCAAGTCGCTAAGTTGCGGAGGTCGATTGTCCCTCTTCTCTACCTCGCGATTCATCTGCGCCAGCAGAACTACGGGTACGTTCAGTTCTTTCGCGAGTAGCTTGCACTCACGACTTATCTCCGACACCTCTTGTTCGCGGGAATACCCTGACGACTTCCCGCGGTGTTGTTCGCTTTTGATGAGTTGCAAGTAGTCGATGACGATGATCCCCAACGGGTCGCGCATGTGCTCTCTGCGCGCGTGTCTTGATACTTGCTCGATGGTCCAGCGCGCGGCGTCCACGACGGTCATCTTCTTTCCAATGAGACCGTTCATGGCTGCGATCATCGGCCTGAACTGCTGCATGCCAAACGCCCGGCGGTTGATGGTCTTGCTGTCGACTTGAGCGCGGCCAGCGAGAAGCCGTTCTGCGAGCTCCTCTTTCGACATCTCGAAGCTGTAGATCATCGCGCGCGCGCCAAAGTCCATGGCGGACTCAGCGCACTGCACGCCCAGGCATGTTTTCCCTGAGCCTGGGCGTCCTGCGATGACGATGCTCTGCCCTGGCTTGAGCCCATCAAGCATACCTTCTAGCGTTTTCAACGGGGCCGGGATGAATTGCCGAGGCGGCAGCGTCATCCCATCGCGCATGCTCATGGCAGCCTGCACGATAGGCTCCATCAGCTTGTCGATGTTCTCGGCGCGAACGCCGTGCTCGCGCTCGGCCAGCGCAGCCGAGAACTCTGTGCCGGCCCGATCAAGAACGCGCTCGGGGTCTGCCGTTGACTCGGGGTCGTTGCACATCCCGAGCACTGTGAGACACGCGCGCGAGACCCTGCGCAACACGGCCAGGTTCTTCAGCAACGCAACGGCCGAATCGAGAGATTGGCCCACCAGGTGCGAGTAGCCACGCAGCATCATCTCGTCGAGAAACCGAACAACGCCCGGCTTGCCCGCGCACGCAGCGCGCAGGCTGACCATGTCGAGCACCTGTGCGTTTTTGTTGAGCACGTCGAGCGCTCGCTCGAACGTTTCGGCATGCTCGGGAATGTGAAAGTCGTCAGGCGTGAGCGCGGCCGCAACGATCGGCGCGTTCGTCTCGAGCAAAAGCATCGAGGAGATTACAGCTTCTTCGAGACGAGGATTGTGCGGAAGGCTAGGTGCAAGCATTGGCCTCCCTGAGACGCGCGGCGATGCTCTCCAGCAGCTTGCCCGCCTCTTCTACTTCGGCGCGGCACTCGGGCGTCTTGCTGTACTCGTGACCGATCCGATACTCCTCCAGGTCACGGCGACGACATATGCCGCCGAGGTACGGGTTTTTCACCAAGTCGTCGGGGCTCTCGGGCTTCGAGGTTTCCTCCTGTTCCCGTGGCACAGGTCGGATGGCCGCGAGGTAGGGGATCGGGTTCGCCGCGGCAAAGGCGAACGAATAGCCCTCTCTGCGGCCACGTTCCCCGCCGAGCACCCCGTTGGCCACCGCCTTGAGCAGCTCAAACGGCTCTCGACCCCACTCGGCTCGGGAGGTGGGCAGAAGCGCCCAGCGCGCCAGTTCGAGCGTGTGCCGACGCAGGTACTTTGGTGTCACCCCCGCCTGTTTGGGACCCTGCTCACGGATGTACTGCTCGAGCGCTTCGGCCAGCCGGTAGCGCTCTGCGAACTCTCCCGGAGCTTCGACCTGAGGAAGCGCGCTCGCGCGCGTATTCTCCTCTTTAATCTCTTCTATCTTATCTATCTGTGATTTTGGTGTTGAATGATTTTCAACACTTAGGTCTTTTTGGACTACACGAGCGACGTCAGTGCGATGTTCATGCGACGTCAATGCGACGTCAGTGGACCGTCGATCGAGCGTCAGAGCCACGTCGAAGTCAGGTGTGAACCCGACCGTCACCGTCGACGTTTCAACGCGAATGAGCCCCAGCTCGTAGTAGCGCTGGAGCGCTGCTCTGACGTTGCGGCGCTCGGGGCCGTGGATCGACATCTGCCGGCACATCCACCCCATCCAGTCCTTGCCGTGGACCGCATACGCCAACCCCTTCGTGAGCAAGAACAAGCGCAGACACAGACCCATGTCATGGGTGCTAACTCCGACCCACAAGGGGTGAAGTTCGACGGGGAACGGGACGAATGGGTAGCCGACCTTGCCGCTCATGAAGCACCCCCGCAAAAGGTGCTTGCGTCCAACACGGCCAAGTGCGATGGTCGGGTGTAGGACACGAAATCACGTTTGGTTTCATCCGTGTGACGGCTTGGGCTAGGCTCGTCGGCGGGGGTGGCCAAAGCTATCGCCCGATGCGATAGTGCACCTTGTTCGGTGGTGGTTACGGTGGTGAGCCCGCTGGGGTCGTGTCCAGCGGGCTCTTGTTCTTTAAAGCGCATGTGATCCTCCTACTGGTAATGGGTGGGGTCTCGTTGCACCGCAAAAAAGACACCGCCGCCGTCAGCTGCGGAAAGCAGTAAGGGGTTACTGCGCAGCAGACGGCGGCGTTGTCACCGCGGGCATACAGCGCGCTCTGGACTGGAGCGCGGGGCTGTGACGCTCACCGGTGCGCGAAGCTGGGGTGATTCCCGCACCGTTCAACGTCATAGCGTAGTCCAACATCCTCAGGCCTCATCCGTGGTCCCAACGTGCCGGGGGGATCCAGCATACGGTCTCGAACGCGCGCCGTAACCTGGAATCTGGCAGAACTTCCCCATTCAGCACGAGTGACACAGTCTTCTGCGTTGTTCCCAGCTGCTTGGCCAGCTCGACCTGTGTCAGTCCATAGATGCGCATGTAGGCCAGCGCCGTGATCACCGGGTGAGCGCGGGGCGCTGCGACCTTGACCGCATCCCTTCCGCCCATTGCCACCCGGGCAACCTCGTTCGCCCACCGGTCCTTCGCCCGCTCTTTCTGAACAGCTCCCATAAGCCCTACTGGTATAGGCTCATTCGCCGGGACGCAAGGGGTTTTCCAGGAATTCGTCATATGGCCAGTTTTGGTCATCCGATGAAGAGGCTCATCGCGCGCGTCTGTGTCTGCGACGTGTTTATCTTCGGTCCGAGAAACACGTGCGATGTTTATTTTCAAAAAACAAACAAGATGACTTGACGGATCGATCGCGCGGATACATATAGACGTGCATGAGCGTCATCGATATCGACCTGATGCGCCGATGGTTGGCGACAAGAAACGCGGTCAATGCTTTGGTTATCGACCAAAGCACGTGCGTGACATTTTTTCTTCGCGCCACCGATGGTGTGCGAAGCATCATCGCCAAAAGCCGAGGCGTCCCGCTTCAGTTTCCTACTGAGCTGGACAAGCTGCGGTGCGAGCTCGCGCTGAAGGTCGGCGACCTGAGCGATTGCCTCGACATACTGCACTCGCTGGCCGAGTCCATCTCTACCGATCTTGCGTTGATCAACGAACAGGAGAAAGCGCTTGCTCAAGCACAGTCTGACCAGCATCGACCCGCAGTCGGACCTGGACGCAGATCCCCGCGCTCTCAACGCACCGGACCTCGAAAGTCCGGAGGTCGAAGAGGCGGAGCGGGAGGCGGAGGAGTACCAGAGCCAGAGCCTCCAAAATCTGCTTGAAAGTGAACCAGAGGAGCTTATGAACGACGACACCTTCGAGCGCGAGCTCCAGGCGTGGCTCGATCGCACGATGGATCCGGAAGAGCTTGCCGAGGTCCGCAAAGTGATTGACGAGGCCATCATTCGGCGCACCCGAGAGGCAGCGGGCGCATATCACGCGGGCGTCAAGCTACAAAGAGAGCTTCGTATCGTGCCACGACAGAAGCGCAGCGACGCAGGCAAACCGAACCCGAAGCGAGGAAGAAAGTCATGACCGCAGGGACAGCGTTCACTTTCAAGAAAGCCACGAAGACGACAGCCAAGGCACGCATAGTCCTGATGGGCCCGAGCGGCGGCGGAAAAACAAAGACCGCGCTGCTGATTGCGGCCGGCCTCGTGGGACCGAACGGCAAGATCGCCGTGATCGACACGGAGAACGCAAGCGCCTCGAAGTACGCGGGGGATGACGGTGTCGAATTCGACGTGCTTGTTCTGGAAAGCTTTGCGCCGACCGCGTACGTGCAAGCTATCAAAGCAGCCGAGGAGGCTGGGTACGATGCTGTGATCGTCGATTCGCTGACGCATGCGTGGGCCGGCAAAGGCGGCGCGCTCGAGCAGGTTGACAACGCCGCCAAACGCTCGCAGAGCGGCAACGCATACATGGCGTGGCGAGACGTTACGCCGCAGCACAACGCGCTCGTGGATGCGCTCGTGCGCTGCAAGTGCCACCTGATCGCAACACTGCGCACTAAGACTGATTACGTACTCGAAGAGGTTACGAAAAACGGCAAGACCACCAAACAGCCGAGGCGCATCGGCCTTGCGCCGGTGCAGCGCGAAGGTATGGAATACGAGTTTGACGTCGCTGCGGACATCACGCTCGACCATGACCTGATCGTCACAAAGTCACGTTGCAGCGCGCTCGACGAAGCCGTCATCCGGAAGGCTGGCAAGGAGCTTGGGCGAACGCTCGCCGCATGGCTGAGCGACGGCGCCCCGGCGCCTGAGCCAGCGCCCGAGCCGGAACAGAAGACGCCTACGCTCGTGGATGCGCTCAAAGAGCGCAAATCAGCTGTTGACGCGCGGGCCGCTGCCGCTGACCGTCCAGACACGCGCCCCGCGCGCAGGATCGGTGTGGACGTGCCGGCCAAGCCGGAGCCCGGGGTGCCGGTAATCGGCGGCAAAAAGCACCCGAAAGCTGGGCAGCCCATCAGCGCGCTCAGCGACGACGAGGTCATTGCGTACATCCGGCAGATGATGCACGTGGCCGAGTCTCCGAGGTGGAGCGCGGAAATGGCTCCCAAGATCGCCGAAGCCAAGGCGTGGGCCACGGCTGCGCGCGGCATCAACGACTTCTCCAAGCGCCAACAAGACCGCTCAGAGCAGCTGAAGGCTGCGGTCACGGGCGAGGAGTACAATCCCGAGCTCTACCTGTGCGTGCACCCGAAGTGGGAAGGTGAAAACATTCTCAGTTGGAACAGCGTGGAACAGTGCGCTGACTACTCGGCATGGCTGAGCGCTTGGGTGAATCCCACGCAGACCGCGCGCAAGCTGCTCGTGGAAAAACGCATTGCGTGGCTCGCGGAACAAGAGGCTGCGCGCGTCGAAGCGGCGATGGCGGCGACGGCGGCACCGTAACGCTCAGACGTCTAACGTAACCCCTAGACAAAAGGCTTGTGAACATGGACTCGCAACAGCAGTGGGAACCCGGCATAACCATCGGCGAAGACCTACCCGTCAAGCCGCCTACCCTCGCCGAGCTCGTGGCGAAGTACGTGGAGCAGGAGGAGGTAGACTGTGGGGAAATCACAGCGGAGCTCGACGCGCTCTCGGAGGCGATCGACGAGAAGGCGCTCAACTACAAGCGCTTTGATGAAGCGCAGGGCAGCAAAGAAGCTGCCGCGCTCGCACAGTACGACTACTACATGAAGCTGGCATCACCGTTCAAGCAGCGCGCGGAGTCCATTGCCAAGCGCCGCAAGTCACTGCGCGAGCATCTTTTGTCCGGCATGAAGATGACCGGCAAGACGACGATCGAGACCGTGGCCGGCAAGATCTACGTGAAGTACTCCGAGGGCGTAAAGGTCGGCGAGATCTGGGTCGAGACGGCGGACGAGAAGTACGTGCAGGTGACCAAGTCGCCGAAGCTCGCTGTGCTCTTGGCGATGTACCGCGACGAAGTGCGGAAGCTGACGCCGAAGAAGGCCACTGAGGCGCAGAAGCAAGCCGCGAAGCAGGAGGCGCGCAAGGTGCTGCCCGAGGGCGTGTCCATCGAAGTCAGCGAGAACCTGCAGCTGTGATCTGCGCGAGTTGCCCAGGCGTGGCCCACCCGGCAACGGGCTGCGCCTGGTCGGCCCGCACACTCATCTGCCACGCATGCGCCGAGCGCTACTGGCGCTGGCAAATCCAGCACACGGCGACGCGCAAACGCAAAAAGAAAACCGGCAAACCGATACCGGACTTCTACGAAGCGGCGTTGAAGAAAGAAGGCGACTGATGCTCGTGCGGATCGAGGCGCCGCACTTCGTATGCGGAATCGTGCTCGAGAACGAGGTTGTTGTAGAAGCCGCGCCCATCGTCAACTACATGCTGGAACAGAAGTGGAGCGCAGATAAAGTGCGCAGATACATCAAGGTGAAACGTTGGCGCGCTCGCGTCATCAAGGAACGAAAACATGGCTGAAGGACTCAATCGTGTCATTTTGATCGGCAACCTCGGACAAGACCCAGAGCTTCGGTTCACCCAAAGCAACCAGGGCGTGCTCAGTTTGCGTATGGCGACGACCGAGAGCTACTTCGATAAAGAGAAGAACGAGCGCAAAGAGCTCACGGAATGGCACTCCGTGATCGTTTGGGGCAAGCGCGGTGAAGCCCTCAACAAGATCTTGTCCAAGGGCGCACGCATCGCGGTCGAGGGCAAGCTCAAGACGCGCAGTTGGGATGACAAGAACGGGGGCGGCAAGCGCTACGCCACCGAGATTGTGGCGAACAATATCATTCTGCTCGGGAGCAAAGGCGAGCACCAGGGAGCGGCCGCTGGCGGCGGCGAGCATCGCGACGACTTCGTAGCAGCCGGCGGATTCTCCGGCGGCACGTCAGCACCAGACGATGATGACATTCCGTTCTGACCTGACGCAGGAAACACTACAAAACAAGTGGTTTTCTTCCGGTGTAGCTCAGCGGCTAGAGCGTCTGGCTTTGGACCAGAATGTCGCACGTTCGAATCGTGCCACCGGGACTGCTCAACCAAACAGCTTCTCGCTAATACAACCGAGTAATGAAATCGGAGCGGCGTATGTCGCACAGGCGTTTTGCTGGTTGGTTGGGTTTGACAATGCTGTTTCGACTCCTACAGTAGCCACGCTTTACAACGCAACCATTCACCGGGATAGACACTCACATGGGAAGCAACTACGAACTCAATCAGGGCGATCAGTTCATTTTTGGCGTCGACGTTTCGCTGTCGATGAAGACCAAAGACGTGAAGGGGATGAGCCGTATCGACGCGCTCAAAGAGCAGGTCATCACGTTCATCGGCGAAGCCAGCAAGTACGATCCAGACGGCGTGGACGTCATCACGTTCGGCCAAAACGTGACTCACCTCGGTGCGCTGACAGCATCGCAAGCCAAGGATGCCATTGCGCCGCTTCAGGCGAGCGAGCCCGGGACCGACACCGCAGGCCTCATCCGCAAGGCGTGGGAGCTGCACACGGCCAAGGCCAGCGACGACCAGACCGTGCTCTTCGTTGCGACGGACGGCGAGCCGAACGATCGCGCTGCGGTCAAGAGCGAGATTCGTAAGATCGCGGCGCAGCAAGAGGCCGACAACGAGACCTTCTCGATCAGCTTCTTGACGGTGGGCACCATCGACTCCGGTCTGCAGTCATTTCTGACCGAGCTCGACGACACGCTCAACGCCAAGGACAAGAACGGCGCGGACATCGACATTGTCGATGTGAAGGCGCTCAACGACATCGACTTCATGACGGCGTTCGTCGGCGCTGTCCACGACTGACTCACCAGCCGCCCCTCAACTGAGAACCCATACCTCATTCACCTCGTTTAGCGGCGGCGTGGCCCCGGCGTAATGGTACGCCGGGGCTTTTGTTTATGGCCTGTCCCCTAACCCCAGGACAAACCCATGTTCGAACTGTTTCAGCTTCTATGGATCGTGCTCGTGGATGCGGCTCTGAGTTTCGACAACGCTATCTTGATCTCTGCCCGCGCGAACGCGCTGCCCGAAGCAGAGCGCGAGAGGGCCAAGGTGTTCGGTATCTTGGGCGCCGTCGTGGCGCGCGTCGTGTTCGCCTTCTTTGGCACCTGGCTGCTTCGCTACGCTGCGTTTACGGTGGTCGGCGGCCTCTACTTGCTCTGGGTCTCGTGGGACATGTTGCGCAAGCATGGCGAGCCCAAAGCGGAAGCGCCGAAGTGGTGGGAGAAGATGTTTGGCCCAGTTCCGCAAATCATCCTCGCCGACGTGATGATGAGCGGCGACAACGTGCTTGCGATCGCGCACACCGCGCGCGGCAACCTCTGGCTCATGGTATTCGGCATCGCCCTGTCGATCGGTTTGATGTTCTACGCGGTGCGCTGGGTAAGCCGCATCATCGCGTGGGAGCCGGTCGTGCTCGGTTGGAAGCCCGAGCTCTTCGGCTGGCGCCCGCAGATGTTCCATGTCGCCGTGCTGGTCGTCGCGCTCACCGGCGCGAACATGACGTGGATCGGCTTCTGGACGAAGGTCTAGCTCAGCGCAGAAGCTCGTCGATCGAGATGCCGGACGCGCGAATCGCACCGCACAACGCGCGTCCGCTTATCTCCTGGTCGCCGGTAAGCGTTGGCCACAGCGCCTTGAGCTCAGGGGTCCAGGGGTGCCCGCTGCCAAGCAGGAGCAGCGCCGCGCGCAGCAAATTCCTGTGCTTGATCGCGCGCGGCCCATACTCGTCGATCTGCGTGACCGCATCGTCCCCAAGCCAGCCTACCTCTTCTGCATGTCCCACAATTACTGACATGCACGTGGTCTAGCATACAATCTATATGCCGTCAGGCAGCTTTGGGATGCGGTCGATGCCTCTGTTATGCGTCGTAATGGCCGTCATCCGCCTCAGGGTTGGCGGTCCCTTGGGCACGGGCAACAGCTCTGCGTAGGTCTTGGTGGCGGAGCGTGCGCCCTCGAGCGCGGCGCCGCGCACCGCCTTTTCTGCGATGAGTCGGAGCTCGTCCATCAGCAGCGGTGTCAGCCGCTCGCGCGTGTAGTGCGTGAGCAGCTGGGCCGCGCGCGTGGTCAGCGCGTCTGCGATCCCCTGCAGTCGCTCCGAGAGGGGGGCAACCGGCTGCAGCCGGTTGGGTATGGGAGCCCGCCCAGCTCCGGGGGACTCTGGTGAGTTTCCCCCGGAGCTTGACTGGTCGGTCACACGCTCGGGCCAAGGCTTGTCGCTACTACTCATTTGCAACTCCCAACTCCACGGCCATACTTCTTGTTGCCATGGACGAAAACCGAATCTGCGCGCTATGCCTGGCAAGCCTCCCCATTGAATCGTTTGCTCGAAACGGGCCCAGTCTCGGCGGCCGACTTCGCGCGTGTAAACCTTGCGTAAACGCCAAGCGAAGAGCTTGGGCCGCAGCAAACGGGAAGCCGCGGAAACCAAGGACGCTGGAGATACTGGCTAGAAGACTCGCGTGGTCAGCCAGTAACAACACTCTGGAGTGCCGGACGTGCCGGGTCGTGAAGCCTCTTTCTGACTTCAAGAAAAACCCAACCTATTTCACGGGCCGCGACAGTCGTTGCAAACCGTGCGGCAACGTCGCTCGACAAGAGTATCGATCGGCCAATCGTGCAAAGTGCAGAGCGGCCAACAGGCGATACGAGGAGTCTCTCGGCGAGGAGAGGAAGGCGCTCCGTGCCGCTCGGAAGAACGAGATGCGAAGAGCGTCAGAGTTGTCTAGGGAACGGGAGAAGCGGCGTCGGTCGCTGGAGGCGAATCGCTTGAAGGTGGCCGCTAGAAACGCCGTCAACAACGCCGTGAACAGAGGTCTAATAGCCAAAGGCCCGTGCGAGGTTTGCGGAAGCAAACGCACGCACGGTCACCACGACGACTACACCAAGCCGCTGGCGGTCCGCTGGCTATGCCAGACGCATCACCGCGCCTGGCACGCCAATCATCAACCGCTTCCAGCGCAGCTCTAAACCGGGCTCAGGTCTTCGGCTCAGCGGGTTTTGCGGGCGCGACTGTATCGCGCAGCGCGGCGCTCACGTCCTTGAGCGCAAAGTCGCCTACCAGGCGACCGGTCTTGGCGTAACCGATGGCCAGCATACCGAGCCCCAAAATGGCCTTGGAGATCGCTGGACTCAGTAGACCAAGCGCGGGGATGCCCGCAGCCACAAGCGTGTCATCGAACCCGCCTACGAGCACCATGGTCGAGCCGATCGCGTAAAACATCGCACGCAACGCCTCGGGAGACATATGAACTACCTACTTCTTGAAGAGTGAAGAACTTCCACCCTTCAAGAAGTATGCAGCTAACGGCTGCAGAATGCTAGAGTGACGCGTTTGTCGCTGTGGTGCTGTACTACAAGAGCGTAATCGTGAGCTCGCCCGGCGGAAATACCACCGCGTCTCCAACGACAAGTGTGGAAAGTCCGAGCAAAGGGCTCGAGCCGTAGTGAACCTTTGGCTCTCCGATCCCTATGTAGAGTCGGACGTGGTTCACCACGCTGAGCAGATCGAGCAACCCCGGCTTGGGAAAGACCACGTTGCCGTCGTTCACAAAGCCGGAAGCCAGGGGCTCGCCGTTTTCGTCGAGCTCCCCGGATGGCACGATCGTCCAGCTGATCGACGTGAAGTCAAATCGCGTGGCAGAGGTTGTGATCTCCGTGTTCACCAGCGACCGGTACAACCGCAGGTCTGCATATAGGTGCATGTGAGGTGGTCTCCTTACCCCGAGTGGAGTTGCCACCCTGCCACGCTGTGGCGCGAGCGATGCGTCGCCATGCGGCGAATTTGTGTTCGTTGGGTTACCGGATGTGGCGACGCATGCCGAGTGCGGCGAGCATGCGGCGGCTGCCGGTGTTGTTGCCGCCACCGCCGCCGGCCACGGGTGTGCCGCCGGAGAGCGTGCCGGTGAAGTAGCTCGCGCTGTCGGCGGTCGCAGCGAGCGCCTGCGTTTGCACCATGGCGCCTGACAGCGTGCTGGCGCTGGTCGCCGCGCCGTCGATCAGCTTGGTGGTGTTCAGCGCTGCGGTCAGCGAGCTCGAGCTTGTTGCTGTGCCTGCTACGACCACGGCGACTAAGAGGTCGCCGTTGAGCGTGCTCGCGCTGGTGGCGGTGGCCGTGAGTCCACTGAAGTCGCCGGCCAGCGAGCTGGCGCTTGTGGCTGTGCCCACGAGCTCTGCGGTGAGCGCGCCTGACAGCGTGCTGGCGCTGGTCGCCGCGGCGGCGAGGCCCACCGACTGGGTCAGATCACCGGTCAGCGTAGAAGCGCTCGTGGAGACGCCTACGAAGGCGCCGGGGACAGTCAGCAGGCCCGACAGTGTGCTCGCGCTGTCGGCGGTCGCGACAAGCGCCTGCGTTTGCACCATGGCGCCTGTGAGCGTGCTGGCGCTGTCAGCCTGAGCGGCCAGGGGTTTGCCAGCGTTGAGCGCGCCTGACAGCGTGCTCGCGCTGGTCGCGGTGCTGGCGATGGCGAAGGTTTGGACGAGGTCCGCGGTCAGCGTGCTGGCGCTGGTTGTGGTGCCCGCGAGCGCTTGTTGTTGCGTCAGGTCTGCGCTCAGCGTGCTCGCGCTGGTCGCGGTGCTGGCGATGGGTTTGACCGTGTTGAGCGCGCCGGCGAGTGTGCTCGCGCTGGTGGCTGTAGCGGCAAGCGCTTGCGACTGAATGGCTGCGCCGGTGAGCGTGGAAGCGCTGGTGGCTGTAGCGGCAAGCGCTTGCTGCTGAACCAGCGCGCCCGTGAGCGTGCTGGCGCTTGTGGCGGTGCTGGCGAGGTTTGTGAGCTCGGCGCCTGGGGATTCGCTCTGCGCTTCGTCGTCGCCCGTGCCTACCGTGAGCGGCCCGGTGACGCCTGACGCGTCTGCACCGGGGCTTTGCCATGCGAGAGGCCACCACGCGAACAGTTGCGAAGTGGCGGAGTGCGGCGTGTAGAAGTTGGCTTCGGACAAGACCTCGGCCGCCGGGAGCGCTGTCGTCCAAATTTTGACGTGGGCGAACTCGCCGATGCCCGAACCCGCAGAGTTGTCGATCTGGATGTTGTTGAACACCGAACCGGCAAGCGTGCACGCGGCCGAGGCGACCTGCGAGCCATCAAGGTACGCGCGCGCGGTGACGCCGTCGTACGTAACCGCAAGGTGATGCCATGTGCCGCCGCTGGCTGAAGAGTTGTTGATGACGTTGCTTGCGCCATCGTTCACGCGCAGCACGATGTTCGTACCGCTTACGAGCAGTTCGACGGTGCTGGCGTTGGTGATGTAGGCGCGCGCGAGTCCCGTTCCGACGTTGACGTGTTTGATCCACGTCATGAAGGTGAACGCGCTCGTGGACAGGTTCAGGCTGGCTCGCGTAAGACCGGGGCTGCTGTTGATCCGCCGACCCCAGCGCGGACGGATCCAGGCCGCCAGCGAGCTCGCGCTGGTCGCGCTCCCCACCATCGCGTGGGTTTGGCGCAGCGCGCCGGTCAGCGTGTCTGCGGACGTGGCCGTTGCCGCGATTGGCTTGGTGGTGTTCAACGCGCCGGTCAGGGTGGACGCGCTGGTCGCGGTGCTGGCCACCGGCTTGGTGGTGTTCAGCGCAGCCGACAGCGTGCTCGCGCTGGTGGCGGTGCCCACAACGTCGACGACGGGGCTCTCCGGCTGCGGCGGGTTGTCCGCGGTCGAGTAGGAGACCGCGGTGCCACTGCCCTGTGCCGTGAAATTCTGCCCGTTGCCCGAGCTGTCATTGCCGTTGCTGTCGAGTCGCCAAAAACCGAGCAGGCCGCTGGTGACCTGGCATTCGCGGTAGGCCGCTTGGTCGGCGACTTCGGAATCGCTCAGCGCGCGATCCCAGATCCCGGCGTCAGCATATTTGCCTGGCGACCAACCGATATAAAACAGGTTCGTCGTACTGCTCGACGGTCGCGTCGTGACCGAGCTGTGTTGCCCGATAAACACGCCGTCGTAGTAGACGCGGATAAACTGCGTGGTCGCGTTGTAGACAAACGTGACGTGGTACCACGTTGTCGTGTTGCCGTACGCCGTGCTGTAGTTCGCCGCATCGGCTGTGCCGATCGTGCTGATTCGATACGCGCGCAGCCCTGTGGACGTGACGCCGCTGTTGCGACCAATGCCGCTGCCGGTCGTGCCTGCGTTGTTGACGTACGCGGCGCAGAGCGAGTCGATTGTTGTCGACGTGGTGGTGTGTTTGACGCGAACGCAAAACGTGTGCGACGCGCGGAGGTTAGGCCCGCCAGTCAGCGACGACTTGCCGAGATACTGTCCGTTGCCGCCTGTAAAATCACCAGTGCAAATCGCCGCCATGGGTCACCCGTTCTCCAGGCACCTCAGGCTATGCAGGTTCCCCGGCAGCGTCGGCCAGGGCGTTGTTGTCGGCCTGTTGTGTCGTATGACTCTCGCCCATCTGACAGTAGTGCAGAGCCTTATCGTAGAGCGCGATCGCAGCCAGCCGCTGCGGCTCGGTGGAGTTGGAGTCAAGCGTTTGCTTGGCCGCGTTTCCCTCCTGGCGCTTGAGCTTCGCGAGCCCGTCAAAGATGCTCGACTGGTCCTCGTGGATCTTGGCTTTTTGTCGATACGTAAGCGGATTGGCCATCGCGTCACCTCAGAGATGTGTGAGACGAAACGTGGAAAGCGCGCGCACCGCGCTTTCCACGCGCGTTGTTGACGTCACACGCTGTCGAACGAGTGCACGAGCGCGCCGGTCGCGAAGCTCGCGGTGTTGCCGTTGTTCACGACCTGCGAAGCGGTCAGCGCGGCCGAACCGATGAAGTCCGCAGCCGTTGTTCCGGAAATCGTCTTCCAGAGCCCAAAGTGCGTGATCGTGCCCCAGTTGGCGCTCGCCGTGGTGAACGTGAACGCCTGGTTGTTCGCGATCGTCGACGGGTCAGCCGTGGTGGCCGCTGCCCAAAACGTCGTGTTGCACGTCGCGGTGTAGCGGGCGTACGAGCCGCCGCTGACTTCGTTTGCCGTTTGACCGTCGGCACCGGGGTCGCCGGTGTGAAGCGACACGAAGACAGCCGTCGCCGGCGCCGGCGCTGTGCCGCCTCGAAAAATGTACTCGTTGATTGCTTTTCTGTAGGTGTTGCCGAAACCAGACATCTCCTCGAACCGTTCTCATCCCGGAGAAAGGTTGCTCACAATCGATCACAGGTTGCTGCGGTAGCGCTTGAGCACGCCATCAGCGCTTTTTCGGATGACGCGGAACGTCGCCTCTTTGTCGGTGATCCAAAAATGCTCGGCCACGCCCGCGAACAGAGGCCAGCTGACGCTGGCGGATGCCGAGGGGTTGCCGCCCGTGCTTGGCAGTCCCGAGGCGAAATGGATGTAGCAATCCACATCGCAAACGAACGTCACCCAGCACCCGCCGATAGGAATGCCGCTGGGGAGCGTGGTTGTCGCTCCCGTGGAGACCGATGTGACGCTGGTTGCATCGACTACCGCGAGAGGATCCGTCGCCCCGTCTTCGTACGTGGCAGTGGACGCATGCGGCGCCCTGCGCGCGATGGCTCCTGATTGTCCAAGCATAGCGCGACCTCCGTTCAGCTAGACCACGCGCAGATGGTTGCGGCCACTGACACGGTTCCGCCGCCGCTCGTGAACGTCCACAAGGGCCGCGCGTAGCGAGGGAAACTTGTGAAAGTCAGCACGGCCTCGGTTGTGCCGATGCCAAGGTTGTTGAATGTCAGCAGGCCTGTGGTGCTGCTGAATGTGATGCCGGATGCGAGCACGCTCGCGGTGCCGGAGTTCACGATGGGAAGCGCGATGGCTTGATCGGCCGCGCGGTTCTCGTCGTTGGTTCCACCCATTCCGAACGTGGCTTGCAGCGTCGCCGCGGTCACGGTGACGACCAGGCCCACCGACACGTGGCTGCAGTTGGCGATCTTGATCGTGCGGCCGATCTGCGTCCCGCTCGAACCGAGCAGCGCCACCTCTTGTACTAGGAAGTCTTTTCTGTCTGCCATGACACAACCTCTTTCAGGTGGACCAGCCAGAGATCGTGACCTTGTTGGAGATCGTGCCGCCGCCGCTTGTGAAGGTGAACACGGGGCGCACGAAGCGCGTGAACGCGCTGTAGGCGACGGTGATTTCCGCGGTGGCCGCGGCGCCCGTCGCGAACGTCACAGCGTTCGAAGCGAACGTGATGCCCGAAGGCAACGCGGTGATCGCCGTGCCGCCGGTGAGCACGGGGAGCGCCACGGAAGTGTCGAGCGCGCGGTCGGCGTCGTTGGTGCCGGTGAGCGTGAGCGTTCCGACCAAGTTGATCGCGGACGTGGTGATGACGATGGTCATCAACACCTTGTCGCAGTTGGTCACCTTGACCGCGCGACCGGTCTGCGTTGCGCCGACGCCCTCGAGGGCCACTTCAGATACCGAAAAATCAGCCATAAATCCTCACTTTCAAACGGACCAAGCGCCGAGCGTGGCGCGAACATCGACAGTGCCACCGCCGCTCGTGTAGTCGTACACAGCGCGGACCCATGCGGGAAAACTCGAATAGGCGATCGTGACTTCGTACGTACCGATCGCCGGGTTGTTCAGCGTGATCGCGTTGCTTGCGAAGGTGATGCCGCTCGGGGCGGCGGTGATAAGCGCGCCGGTTGTGAGTACGGGCAGCGTGCTGGTCGGCTCGAGCGCTGTAACTGGGTCGCTCGTGCCGGTGAGCGCGATCGTAGCCTGAAGCGTGGCCGCTGTCACCGACAGCGTGATGGTCAGCGTGAGCTTGTCGCAGTTGCTGACCTGCACGGTGAGTCCGGACACGTCGGCGTCGGAGCCGGCGAGCACGGGTTGGCTCTTGAAAATGTCGGTCATGCGTTACTCCGCTGAATCTGAGGTGCGTAGATCTGCTCTACGAAGATGGGATCTGTGCGCACGAGCCGCTCTGTCACAGCCGCGCGCGCGTCGTCGGTCCGAGCCTTGTTGTAGTCGTCCGCCCAAGGCATGAACGCGCTCGGGTTGGCCTTCATGGAAGCGGTCGTGTCGCGACCAAGTGTCATGCCGGCGGGCATGCCTTGCAGCGAAGACGTGGGCCCGTTCGGGTCTTTTTCGTCTGCAGCCGCTGGCGGCGGCGACGGCGGGCGGAACCCATCCCGGATGGCAGCGGCTTCGGCGCCGACGGGCATCCGCGCCTTTTCGCTGACGCGCTCCATCATGTCTGCGGTGTCGCCGCTCAGCCACTGAGCGTGGATGGAGTGCTTGCGCGGCTGGTACCAATGGTTGACCGCCATGCCGGCGCCCGCGCCCAGCGCGCCCAACCCGCTTGCCCCAAGTGCGCCCGCGCCGAGGCTGTATGCGAGCCCGCCGCCGACGCTTCCGAGCGCAGAGCCCAGGGCACTGTTGCGCACGTCGAAGAATGGAGGGGCGTCGTGACGCGCGGAGCTCGCTTGGTCGCGCAGGAGGTTGAGCGTGCCCAAGTGCGCTTTCGAGTCCGCCCACTGCGTGGCCAGCTCCGGATCGGCGCGCTCCGCGCCAAGGTCCATCGCGTGATCGATGGCCGCGTAGCGCTCGCGCGCAAACGCGTCTTCAGGCTTCGCGAGCTCAGGCCTGATCGGCTGACCTGCCTTGTTGAGCTCGTCGAGGTACGCGTTGAACGGCACGGGCGCAGGCCCGAGGTCTGCCATGGGCGCAGGCGCAGGCGCTTGGGCGCCGAGTCCGCGCATCCACGCGTCGGGATCGACAGGCGTTGCCGGTGACTGATTCGCAACCGGCAACGGCGGAGGCGGCAGAGCTTGTGCAGCCATTGGCGGTGGCGAAGCCTGTGCGGCGAGCGCGCCGATGGGATCGCCCACCACGGGCGCAGGAGATGCGCCCAGTGCTCCGAACGCGCTGGACTCGGGCGAAGCGCCAAGCAGCGATCCAAACGCCGATGCCGGCGCCGGGGTGGGCGGCAGATTGGGTGCTGGGGCAGCGCTGGGCGGCGGCGTCATCGTTGGCAACGGAGGAGGCGCTGGCGGCACCTGCTGCGGGCCGCCGGCGGCCGCCAGGGCCCCAACGGGATCGGGAGCCGGGGGTGCGGCTTGCACCGGTGACACGCGCTCGACTGGCTCCATGATGCGACCGCCTGGGATGCCCATGCCGGAGTCCGCGTAGCGCTGCGCGATCGCGTCTGCGCCCGCCACATAGTCGGACGACAGTGGAGCGCCGTAAGCGGCCGCGGGGCTGCGCTCGCGAACATCCGCGCGAAACTTGTCGTGGATGTCCATCGGGTCGACGGTGGCGCCGCCCTGCGTCAGCGCTTCGACGGCCGCGTCCTTCGCGAGTCGCGCCTCGTCTCGAGCGCCTTGCACCGACGACGCCATTTCCGGCACCGTGTACGAGCCGCCGCGCTCGCCAGCGATGCGTCTGATTTCACTAAGGACGTTGCCGTATTTTTCCGGCTGCGCCGCGAGCTCGTCGATCGCCTTGTCGTCGTAGCCCGCGCTGCGCAAGAATTCATGATCGGCGTCTTGCGCGCGCAGCGCTCGGGCTTCAGGCGTGGCCTGACGCGCGGCGCTTCTTGCCGCCGCATTGCTTACCAGCGCGCCCGGCAACGCAAACGCGGCCGTGGCAGCAGCTCCGAGTTTGCCCGGCGCTTCTACCTGTCCTGTGTCGCCGTACTGACGCACAGCGTCCTCGCCGGCGCCGATCGCCATCTGTTCGCCGACTTCACCCAACACGCGCCCCACCCCGGGCTTGATGAAGCGCGCAGCTGCAGCGATCTTGTTGACGGGACTCGCAAATGAGCCCACGAAATCGCCTGCGGCAAAGAGCGCCGGATTGTCGCGCTCAGCGTCCATGCTCCACTGACGCACGGGTGCCGCGGCGTCGATCATCTGTCCAGCCGCGCGGTCGAGCCCAGCCGTGTACCCATGCACACCGCCCGCGACCATGCTGCCGAGCGCGCGCGGTGCGCCGCCGTAGTCCGTGGGCTGCATGGTGGAGGCTTGCGCCGAAAACCCTGTGGGGTCCTCGCTGCCGCCGAGTAGACCGCGCAACCAGTCGCCGCCGCTCGGAGCTTCGGGCGTGGCTTCGCGCACCTCAGTCATGTTGAGCGAGCGACCAAGCGGCTTTTCGCTGCGAATCACCTCGGGCGTGCCCACGGTCATCTCAGCTTGCGGAGCTTCGCCCGCGTCGACCTCTTCGTCGTCGACACTCGTCGGAGACAAACCCTTCTTGTCCATGTCGTCCATGAACGCATCGAGCTTGTCTTCGGGGATGTTGAAGGTGCGCCCTTGTACTTTCCAGCGGGTACCCATTCAGCGCTCCTCGTAGTCTTCCCAGTCGGTGAGGTCGACGGCTTCGATCGGCACGCTCGGCACCGGCTGAACACCGAGATTGTCGCCAGCGTCACCGCCCGAGCTCGTGCTGGGCGGTCTATTGGACTGCTTCTTTGCGGCCTGCGGGTGAACATCGTCTAGGCTGCCCTCGGCTCCAACCGCTGCGGGCGCAGCGCTCGGCTGCAGATGTCCGAGCCAACGTTTGGGATCTCGAATGTTGCCACCGGCCAACGACTGCGCGGCCAAGTCTGGCGCTGCCGCAGCGGCGTTGCCGAGCTGTGAAGTCAGCCGCGAACGAAGGATCTTCACCGAGTCTTTGATGTCTTGGAGCGTGGCCATCGGGCTCTGGGCGCTGGCGATGGCGGCGCGCATCTCTTCGCGCTCGTTGCCGCTCGCGCCCGTGTCGATGCGGTACACGCTTTCGGCAAGTCGGTTCAGGAGCTTGCGGTTGTAGTCGGCTTCGGCTTGGAACTTGTTGTACTCGTCATCACCGACGAGTCCCGCGATGCCGCGCAGCGCCTGCCCCAACGGGTACTTGTCTGCACCTTCTTTGAGCTGCTCGATACCGAGCCCCGGAGGCAGTTTTTTGGCTCGCTCCGCAGCCGCGATCACATCGTCGAGCTCGTCTACGAGCGACGCTGTGTCGATCTGCTTGGTGTGCTTGTTCCCGTACTCGGTGATCCAAGCTCGGTTTTTGTCTTCTTTGCGCGCTGTAGCAGCATCTGTACGGGCGCCTTCAGCGGCGGCGGTGCGACGCCTGGCCTCTTCCAAAGCCTCTCGCTGCAGCTTGTCGGCTGCGATTTGATCGGGCGTCTGCGGCTTCGTTCCAAGCTGCTCGGCCTCGGCTTTGCGCCGCGCCGTTTCCGTGGTGTAGACGGTGTCGGCCTTGGTGTCTTTGGCCGCGTTTTCGGCTTCGATCGTGCCCGTCGCGCGACCCGCGGCCTTGACCTCTTCGGCGTGCCCGGCCTTTTGGACCATCGGCTCCGAGAGGTTGTAGTCGCGTCGGAACGACGGCATGGCTTGCGCCCAACCCTTGTCGTCGAGTCCCGCCGCGGCTTCGATCTTGGCGGGGTCCGCGCCGTTGAGCTTCATGAGCTCGAGCATCGCCGCGCGACTGCCTTTGCTGGCCTCCGCCGCAAGCGCATCCTTGGTGGCCTTGCTCGCAGCGGTTTGAGTCAGTCGCCCTTCACGGCCCTGCGCGGTCTGAATGCGCTGCATCGCCAGCATCTGGTTGACCGGATCGCTGTGCGCGCCGCCGGTCATCAGCTTGCGCCGGCCCTCCTCGAAACTGCGCTTGTCCGAATCGGCCTGTTGCAGGATGCCAGGGATCGAGCGGCCTTTGTTGAGGGCCACATCCACGAGGATCGCCCAGCCGTTGACGCCCGGAGCGCCGCGCTTGTCGTACTCTTCGAGCTGCCTGCGCTGCATCTCCTGGCCGCGCAGCATGAGCGCCTCGAACGGATCTTGTGCAGGCGGCGGTTCGGTCTTCGCCGTGCCCTGCCCAGGGTTTGTGAGCTCTTTCATCTCAGGGCTCGCACCTGCGCTGTCCACGCCCTTGGTGGGTGCCGCTCCGAGCGGCGGAGTCTCGGGCGCCGCGGGTGCCTCAGGCGACTCGGGCGCGAGCTCCATGGGCTCAGGCTCGGGCATCGGCTCGGGCAGGCTCATCGAAGCAAGCGCGGAGACGGCGCGATCGGCCGGCGGCTCGGGAACGGGCTCCATCTGGAACTCGGGATCGAGCGCGAGCCCGCCGGGCGACATGGCAGAGTCTTCGGGCGTGCTTTGCGCCGCGAGCGCCGCGAGCGCGGCGGTGCGCCGGCGCTCCTCTTCGTCGGGGTCGTAGCCGAGCAGATTGCTTTGAAGCTGGAAGTCCATGATCACCCGCCGTAACGCTTGCGAATGGCCGCCGCGTCTTCTTCTTCGCTGTTTTGGCCGATGCCGAATCCACCCAGCAGGCCGTTGCGCGAGCCGATGATCGGCAGACCGAAGATGCCCGTGCTATCGGCACGGTGTTGCGCGCTGTTGGCTGCGAGCGCTGAATCAAGCGCCGCTTTCTGTGCCGCGACACCAGCGATTTCGACTTGGTTATTCCCAAGCAGCTGGTTGGTGGTCCAGCGCGAGTTGTCTGTGCCCATGCCCGCCAGTAGGTTCTGCTGCGCTTGGTTCGTGTTGTTCGTGTTGATTTGCGCGCCCTGCACACCGAGTCGTCGGTTGAGCTGATCGTTCTCCAAACCGTTGCCCACGCCGCCAACAGCCATGTTCGTGCGCACGCCTTCCGCGTCGCGCAGGTAGTTCTGGTTCAGCACGCTGGTGGTGCCGTTGAAGATGTTGCTGGCGTTGTTGCTGTTTTGCGCGCTGGCATTGAGCTCGAGGCCAGACAGGTCCGTGGTGCGTCCCCACAGCGCATCGCGCTCGCGCTGTCTGAAGAGCTCGTTGAAGCTGTCCACGTTGTAAGCGTCGTCCTGCATCGCATTGGCCTGGTTGCCAGACGCGATCTGACCGCTGAGCCGTGTTTGCTGGTTGTTCGCGCTGGCCGTGTCGGCCGCAACGCCGCGCTTGTAGGCCTGGTCGAAGCTCGACTGCTGTGCGGTCTCAGCACCTTGCTCGTACATGCCAAGCGCTTGCAGCTGACGATTCGCGTTGCCCGTGGCAAGCGCGTTCGCTTCGCTGTTCAGTTGCGTCCCGAGCTGACCTTGCAGGCGCAACATGTCTTGCGATCGCGCCACGGCTTGTGCGCTCGCGGCGAGGTCCGAAAGTACGCGCTGCTGTGCGATCTGCTGGCTGCCCAGCGCGCCGAGTGTGAGCTCTGCGCCGCCGCCCGCCATACCGCGACGACGAAGGTTGCTCATCTTGGCGCCGTCGAGCGCGCGCTGGTCCATCTCCCAGCCCTGGCGAGCCTTCTCGTAGAGGAAGTTCTCCGCGTCCGTGACCGCGGGGTTGGTCAGCGCAGAAGCCTTGTCCAAGGCCTCCATCGCCGCCGCGTAGGCCTTGGGGTCCTCCTGGCCTACGTGGACATCCTTCGAGCCCTTGCTGACGTCGTAGAGGTCGGCAAGGCCTTGGTCGCGCATGGCGACGTAGCGCGGGTCCGCGTAGGCGCCAGCGGCCTGGGATTGGTAGTCGAGCGCGCCGTTGGCGGTGCCTTGGAGCTGGCTGAGCGCTTGCTGTTGCGCTGCCCAGGCCTCGGGGTTGAGGGCGAGCTGGCTCTCCAGCGGCGTGGCCAGCTGATCGTACATACCTTGCGCGCGACCGATGGTGGCGTCGTTGCGCGCGCTTAGGTCGTTGAGCGTGTTGGTGTAGCTGCCAAGCGCGTCGAGCGAGCCTTGGTTGGCCGTGCCGCGCGCGGCGTCCAGCTTGCCGGCTTCGCCGCGCAGCATGTCGATGTAGGCTGCGTTTCGCGGATCCTGCGCGTTGATCAGATTGTTCATCTGGTCGAGCGCGGCCTGGTTGTTCTGGTTCGTTCCCTTTGAAAGCTCTTCGAGGCGCTGAAGCGCCTCGTCGTTTTGCTGCGAGGTGTTGTTGATGAGGTCGCGGTTTTGTTTGAGTATCCGCTGCTCGGGCGTGAGGTACGCGGTGTCGCCGCCGCTCTGCTCGTACGCGCGTTGCGGCGCTTGTTGCGCGATGGGATTCGCTTTTTGTTCAGCAAGGCCCTTCGCGATGTACGCCTGCTGCTGCTCGGGCGTCATCGAGTTGAAGAGGTAGGTGCCGAAGTCCGACGCCATCAAATCGCCGGTGTAGCCAGCGGCTTGATCCGAGGGGCCTTGTGCAAAAGTCTCGGTGGTTGCCGAACGCGGCGGCGGCAGCACCGCGCGCGACTGCGCGCCGGCATTGGTCGGCGGAGGCGCGCTCGACCTAACAGCAGCCGCGGGGACCCACCGCTGGGAAGCTTGATCCCATACAAGATTTTCAGGCATTTATCCCACCACCAAAAGCCGGATGGTTGCGTAGCGCTCGCCCGCGGTGAGCCCGCCGATCTTCACGTTCACGGAGGCGCCGTCGAAGCCGAGTTGCGGAACCGCGTCCACCGACTGCCAGGAGCCGTCCGCTTTTTCGACGTAGGTCACCACGGCGCCGTGCGGTCTGCGCGACGACGCAAACACGAAGCCTTCGGTCTGATAGACCTGATCGGAAAACTCCACTTCGCGCAGCGCCGGCGCGGTTGAAATCACAGAGTCGAGGTTGCGGAGATTTTCGCCGACCTCACGCCCGTGGACTTCGTCCTCGGACCAAACGCGCTTGCGAATAGGCCGTTTGATGCTGCTCATCGCCGGGCCCTGTCCGTGGTGAAGTTGATGTAGTTGACGCTGAAGGCTTCGAGCGTCACGGGCGAGTCAGAGCTGTGCGCGCCAATGAACAGCGAGAACGCGAACACGTTGCTCATCGCGGGGAAGTTGCGGCTGACCACAAACGAGAGCCGCGCGCTCTCCCCGTTGGGGCTGCCTGTCACCTGCGGAAGAACGCGTGCCGTCTGCACGCCCGAAGCGCCCGTGCCGCGCAGCGTGATGGTGCACGTGCTCGAAGGTTGCGGCGTCTTGAACGAGAACTGGATATCTTGCCAGTGCTTGACCGTGTGCGGCGCCGTCGCGCCGCTGCCGAAGATCGGCTGAAATACGATGGCCGCCTCTTCGAGCTCGTTACTGACGTTGCTCGGGACGTGGATGTTCTGGCGCCCCGAAAACACCGTCCACATCTCTTGAAGCTTTGGGTGATAGACGCCCGCCGTGGGGATTTCGCGCGGGCTGTAGAGCGTGGGAATGCGTATGCAAAACGTGTCGGTCTTCGTGTTGTAGACCCAGATTTGCTTGGCGTTGGTCTCCCACGCGCCCGTGCGGATCCAAACGTCGTCGTTGGATTGATCCGCTTCGAGCCACACGGTGGCATCGTTGGTGCCGTTGCTCGCGATCTGCGTCCACGTGCGGTTGGGCAGTTTTCCGGTGGTGCTCGCCGAAGAAGGGTTGATGCGGCCGTCCGAAAGCTCGCGCACCTGACCTTCGCTGCTGATCGATACGAACCCGCGGTTGGTGTACGCGTAGACGTATTCTCGATGCACGCACGCGGCTTGCGGATTCATGATCACAAGCGTCGGGTCCACCGGATCGAGCACCCAGTCGTAACCCTCGCCCACGGAGCCGCCCGCGCCGCTCAAGCGAAAGAGCCCGTCGCTGCAGAAAAACCAGAGACAATCGCGCGTGGCGATGACGCGGTGAATGTCGCCCTGTCCCGCGAACTCGTAGTTGGACGGTGGACAGTTTTCGGGCTCGTTGTTCTCGCTCCACGCATAGCCATTCGGCTGTGGCGTGGGCTTGATCGTGAGCACTGTGCTCGCGATGTCCGGCAGGATGGGCGAGAAGTTCCCGCCGTTGGTCGCGCGCAGCGTGATGTTCGCGTTCGTGCGCATGCGAATGCGAAGCCCGCCCGTGGGCGTGAACGAGGGATAGGCGCTCGTCACCGCGATGGAAGCTTGCGGCTCCAGCGCGATGGTCGTGATGTCGCCGTCCGTGTTGAAGCCGGCGGTGATAACGTTGTCCGCAAACTCTTGCGCGGACGTGCCGACGCCATAACGCACGCCATTGAGCTCGATCACGTCTTCGGCGACCACCGTCACTGAGCCGGTGTAAGTGCTCTGCACTGTGGAAGTGACCGTGCTGGCGGTCTTGGAGACCACCTGACCAGCCATCACCTGCGCGCCGGTGTCGGTGCGGAAAAAATAGAGGTTTTGACCGACCGAGATGCCGTCTGTGGAGGGAAACGGAGCGCCGCCCGTGAGCCCCGAAGCCGTGACGCTTCCGTTGCTGGCAGACGCGCCCGTCCACGTGCGGTACCCGATGCCGTAGGCTTTGATCGACTGCTGCGCGGTGGAGGGAATCGGGCCCCAGAAATACGGGTTGAGCAGCGTCACGGTCGCGGGGTCTAAGCGGTTGGCGTAAAACGCGTGCCCGCGAAACACCGCACATGTCTTCGAGGGAACAGGCGGAAGCGGCAGCGCCGTCGCGCCGTCCTTGGCCACGTTCGTCAAGAGCGCTTCACCAAGCGCTTTGCCCATCACCGCATCGCTGATGGTGGTGGTGGCGCTGTTGACGTCTCCGGTTTGGCTTCGGTAGAAACTCGAACCGCAAGCGATGGGCAGATACTTGTTGTTGATCGAGTCGTAGCCCACGCTCTGCGAGCGCGTGTGGTAGATGTCGACCTTGTACTCGTGCTCGGACGATAGGATCGGCCGCGTTGTGCGCACGCTCCATGAGTTAGAGCTGATCGCTTGCGTTGTGCTGAGGTTGGCGAAGTCGCCCAGCATGGCGGGCGGAGAGAGCAACTCGTACCCATCCGTGTGGATCTGACGCAAGACGGCGGTCGCTGTCATGTGCGTGTTCGCGGGCAGCGGACCGCTGACGTCGTCGTCGGCCAGCGAGAAATTGCGGTCTGTGATGACCGGTTGGTACACGCCGCAGTTGCGCGGCCCGCGCACCGCGGAGAGCGCGCCCGAGCTGTCTTCGATGAAGTCGATGGCGAACGATCGAACCGAGCCCGCGATGATCAACCGGTTGCGCATGAGCAACACGGCCGTGCGCATGTCGTTGGTGACATACGAAGTCCACGGCGAGCCCAGTGCGATTTCACTCGCGGTGATCGTGCCGGTTGATTCGTTGTACCAGTAGTAGCAAACCCGCCAGGCTCCTGCGGAGTTGAACTCCCCGAGCACCACAGTCAGGTTGCCTTCAGACAGCATGTACACGCCGCCGGCGACGGTGACGCCGACGCCCAATCCGTTGAGCGTGTAGCTCGTGGACCACTTTGGAAGCTGCTCGACCGCGCCGAACGAACGGATGGCGCAGTTGCTCGCGAACGCGAACGCGCCCGGCGGATACTGCCCGACCTTATTAGGTTCGCTGATGATGCCTTGGGGCTTGGCTACGAGCTGTTGGCTCATCGCAGCCTCCAGCGGCGGAGCTGCGTCAGCTGTGCACGCACCACGCGCGGCTCTTCGCGCGTGCGATTGCTGTAGAGCGTGTCGAAGCGCTGCATGTCAGCAGACACATCGCCCGCGAAGTTCGACGCCTTCTGCTGGTAGCCGCGCTGCACGAGGATTTTGGTGCTCGCGACATCCACCACGCAGCGATGGAAGTCTTCAGGCAACATCGGCCAGTCCGTTTGACCGTAGACCCGCACGTAGTCTCCGACCTGCACGTCGCGCACGGGGCTCGTGGCCGCGACGGTGAGGTTGTTCACAGACACGGTCGCAGACACGTTGCTCAACACCTGGTCAAACCAACCGTTGGGCTTGACGACGTCGATCATCAGCGTGCCGCTGATGGCGGCAGGGACTGCCAGTGATTGATCGAACGGCTGGGTGTTGACCGTGATCGTGTTGGTTGACGTGTTGATCGCGGTGACGCGGCCGCGGTCGGTACCCGACACGCTGTTTTGGCTCGCGTAGAACCTCGCGGGCCGGCGATAGTAGGTGATGCGCAGCACGTAGCCGCTGTTGTCGGGCGTCGGAAGGATCGTCAGATCGTTGCCGCGCAGCACGTAGGCGCGCGGTTGACCGAGGCCGGAGTACGAGGTCTCAAAAAGGTCGGAGTGGCCCTCGTCGACCTTGGGCAAGCGAACAAACGTGATGATGTCGTAGTTGGCAGAGCTGCCCATACCGACTTCGACTTTGCCAAGCACGGTGACCTGGTTGCCGAGTCGATAGGTGGGCACGCCCGAGGTGACGGGCTGGAAGTAGCGCTGCTGCCACGTGCCGTTGCGAAAGCCGATGATCGTGTCTTCAAACTTGGTGGTCAAAGCATCGGAGAGCTCGCGCAAGAGCACCGCGTCGGTGTAATCCGGCGCGCCGTCTTCGATGAGGCAGTTGAGCCTCAGCTGCGCAAGCATTTCCGTGGTGTTCATTAGAACCCCGCGTCTCCCCACGGGTCTCGATCCCAAGGGTCCAACTGGGCTTTGCCCATCACGTTGCCCGCGCCGAATCCACCTTCACCGGGGTTTTGCCCGAGTTGTTTGGCGTAGTCGCCGCCGTACTTCTCGTTGCCGCTGTTGCCGATGCTGCTTGTTAGGTACGCCTGCAGGAGCGCGCCGATGTTGTTGTTGCGCGACTGATCAGCTTGGCGGTCCATCATGCCGAGCTGATTTTGGAAGTCCTGCGCCATCATGCCGTAGGGCTGACCACCGAGCTGTTGCACGCGGGTTCGGTTGATGCGGTCTTGCTGCGCGCGCGCGGCTTCCGCGATGTTGTCGCCGTGTTGCGCCCGCTGTTGCATGTCGCTCGCAGCGGCAGCGATGAGAGCGACGATGGGAAAAGCCATTAGTAGCCCCGTGCTTTCTTGCCGATCTCAGCGGCCTTGCGTTTGACTTCTGCGGCTGCCGCGGCGTCCTTGGGCACATAAACTCCGCTCGATTGAGAAGAGCTGCCGCTGGAGCTCATCGGCTTCGCGTTCTGCATTTGCCATTGCGGCGAACCGCGCGGCGCGGAGCTCGCGCTTGTGCTGGTCTTGGGTGCGGAGGCTGTGGTCGTCTTGGGCGCGGCTATCTTGGGCGCGGTGATCGTGCTCGTTTTGGGCGTATTGCCGCTGCCGGACGAGGGAACGCTCCAGCTGCCGAGTGCGCCCGAGCTGAAGCCTTTCGGCATGGAGAAGCCACCACCGCTCGACCCGCCGCCGAGCATGCTGCTTAGACCACCGAAAGAGCCGAGACCGCTGCTGCCGCCTCCGCCCATGCCGCTGAACAAGCTTCCGAGCGAGCCGAGGCCACCGAGCATTGAGCCCAGGTCGAAGCCTCCGAATCCGCCGCCGCTTGAGCCACCGCCGCTTCCCGAGCTCGCGCTGGGTTTGCCTTTGCCAGCGGCCTCCTTGGCCTTTTTGTCGGACTCTTCCTTGGCAATTTTCTCGATGTCGGCGAGCGAGTAGATGTTGCCATCCGTGTCGTACTGACCGCCGACCTCTTGTGCGCCGCGCGCGGCGGACTGCGTCACCCTCTTCTTGGAGTCCTCTTCGGAGGGATGCGCTTGCGCGTACGCGAGTTTCTTGGCGTCTTGGAGCGCCTTCACGTGTTCGCCGGCCGAGGTGTCGCCGGCGTTCATTTGGTCTTCGAGTTCTTGGGTCGTGTAGCCGCCGGCCCAGTGGCGCTGCGGCTTGGGCTTTTCAGGCTCTGGAGGAGGAGGCGTCGAACCCTGCGATCCGCCGCCTCCCATCGAACCCATTCCGCCGCCGCCGAGCATGCTGCCAAGCATCGAACCGATGCCCGACATGCCACCCATGCCGCCGAGCCCGCCGCCCATCGACCCCATGCCGCCGCCGAGCATGCTGCCCATGCTGCTGCCGCCGCTGGCGGCTGCGCGCGGTGTGTTTTGGCTGACGTACGAGCCTCCGCCCCAGAGCGGGATGGAGGAGGTGTCGACGCCCATGTTTTCGTAGTTGGAGCGGACCCAGTCCGGCATGCCCGAGGCCCACGGCGTGCCGAGGCCGGCGCCGGTGGTCTGCGCGGTCGAGTTGACCGAGGGCATGTAGCTGGCCCCGAACTGCAGCATGTTGGCTTTGGCTTTATCGCCAGCGCCGATCAGCGAGCTTCCGGGGAAGATGGCTTGGTAGTTGCCGCTGCGGAGGTCTTGGAGCTCGGAGGGTGTGTAGGTGGTTTGGGCAACAGGCTTCGTCGCGGCGACGTTTTTCTTCGCCATCGCGTTGATCGCCGCCACCGCGGCTGGATCCGTCATCCCGTAGCCAGCCACCTCTAGTAGCCCTTCGCCTTCTTGCCGATCTCTTCAGCCTTGCGCTTGGTCTCCGCCGCTGCCGCGGGGTCTTTGGGCACGTAGTTGCCGCGCGACTGAGACGAGCCCTGTGAAGCGTCTCCGCCGCCACCGCTCATCGGACGCGCGTTGTGCATTTGCCACATCGGCGAGCCGCGCGGCGCCGCGCCTTGGCCGTTCGGTTCGCCCTCGGCGATGCCGTTCGGCGCGCCTGCACCCATGGCACCAGGGCCGCCGCCAGCGGCTGCACCTTGGCCCCAAGGCATGCGCGACGCGAATCCAGGAGGCATCTGGAAGTGCCCTTGAGGGAACTGCCAACCACCACCCGCGGTGCCGCCCGGACGCGGCTGCATGCCCATCATGCTGGGCATCTGACCGAGGCGGCTTACGAGGTTGTCTCGAAAGTCCATGCGCGCGTTGCGCATGCCGTCACGGACCTGGCCACCTGCGCCTTGGACGCGTGACCAGAAGTCTTGCAAGCTCGGCATGCCGCCGCCAGCTGCAGGGCCGCCTTGGCCGGGCCCACCCATGATGCCGCCGGGCTGAAACCCGCCGCCACCATTCAGAAACGCTCTCGGATCCCACGTCATAAAGACCTCCGAAAATCCACTGGGGCCGCGCGAACGGAGCAGTCGTTCGCGCAACCCCAGAAGAGCGTTTGATTAGCTCGCGAGTGCCACGCCGCCGTTGGCGGTGTTGTTCGCGATGCCGGTGATCAAGAAGTTCCGGTACGGCATCTCGAACACAGGCGCTTGATTGCTGAAGATCTTCATCTGCGCACCCGCGTTGCCGGTGAGGTGCGTGAAGAAGGCCTCGGCGCCTCCGCCGATCGGACGCATGGTCAAGTCGGTGCTACCCACACGACGGAAGTTGTCGTTCGAGATGAAAAACGCTTGGCCTTGCTTCGCGTACTGATACACGACGACTTCGACCTGACCGGCCGCCGTCTCGTAGATCAGCTGCGATGCACCTTGGCGCTTCACCTTGTCGGTGTTCGCCGTGTAGCGCTGCAGCGCGTTCGCCTCTTCGGCGAGGTCTGCGAAGGTCGGCGCGCAAACGAAAAGCTTGCCTCCGTTCTTCACGCCGTTGATGGAGACGGCCGCGGCCATCGCCATGATCTTCGCGCGGGACATGGCGCCACCGGCACCGAACGTCATGCAGCGCCACGGAGCCACGTTGGCGGCATTGATGCCGAAGATCGAGCCCGTGTTGTTGTAGATGGCTTCGAGCCCGAAGCACGACTTGGTGCGCCAGCCGAGCGGCACGATCTTGTCGTTGGCGGCGACGGTCGCAGCCGAAGCCGCCTTCGTCAGCTGCAAACGCGTTTGCGTGGTGCTCGGACGCGCGTCCACGTTGACGTTGGTCTCGCGCAGCGTGGTGCCATCGGTCTGGTAGATGTCTACCTTCATGCCGTTGGTGCCAGTCGCGATGATCCACAAGCCGGGGATCCAGCTCGCTTCGGTGAGGTACACGACCTGGGTCGCGCCCAAGTTCGCGCCGCTCACGCTTCCGCCGACCACACCGATGTTCGATGCGACCGCGGTCGAGGTGCCCGGACCGTAGGCCAGTGCGAGCTCGCGGTAGAGCGCCGCACCTTGCAGCATCGCTTGCACCGTCTGGTCGAGCGCGGTCTTGTAGGCAGGCCCCTGATTGCCATTGCCCGTGCCGTTGAGCGACTTGTAGATGGTGTCGTAGCTGACGACCGACTGCAGCAAGATCGTTGCGCCGTCGAGGTTTGCGTTCAGCACCGTCGAGTCCACCGCAGGGTTCAGTGCGAACGCGGAGCCGTCGACGTTGGCTGTTTGACCAAGCTCCAAGCCGGTCAAGACGGGGAAGTTGTAGCCGAGACCAGGACGGTTCTCGGAAGGGATGAAATCGCCGAAATCTGCGAGGGTGTGCTCATCCGGCAGCGGGTCGATCCATCGACCGTAGCGCTGCTTAAACATGCCGTTGACTGAAGGCACAGATGCCATAACACGAACTCCAAAACGTTAGGGTTGAGAGCCCTTTCGTTCGGGGTGCCGTGCGTCGTGCGTCTTGCCTGCGTGCCGCTTATGGCTGCGAGGTCCTACTGGGGTTCGGCCGGTGGTTTTCCGTAGCCGAAGCACTTCGGTTGCCGCGCTGATATGTCCACAGAGGTGCAGTGACTACAGAGCAGGGTTCCTACACGAAGGTTGATTGTCAGGTCCGGATGATTGGCCGAGCGGCGTGCCTTGGGCGAGTTGAATAACCCTAAGGCACGACCGCTGGACGCCTACGCTCCGGGATGTGTTCGTAGGCCGCGCGCGGGTCCGGGGAAGTTGCTAGGTCCGAACTCAGGCGCACGTACGATATTCTCTGCGTGAGGAATTTGTCGCCGTCAAGCAAAAGTGACGCGACTTACCAACTCGCTTCAGAATAGCTGAAAGAGCTGGATTTATAGTCTTCCGCGCACGCCGCGATCGAATTCTCCGATGCGTGCGCGTTGGGGTCGGTTGGCGTTGGTGATGGGTTGTGTGGGGCCCGTGCCAGTGGACACGGGTGGCAGCTCTTGGCGGCGCTGCGCGGCGAGTTGACGTTGCTGCGCGGCCCACTGTCCACCTTGAGGGACACCGGCGGGAACGCGCGGTTGGGTTGCCGCTGCGGGCGGCTGGACGTCTTGTGAGCGCACGTAGCCGGACTGCTGCAGGACAGCTTCGACCGATTCCATGGCGGCGACCATGCAGTCTTCAACGAACTCGCTTGTGAGGTCACGGCCCGCGATCGTGGGCAAGCGGGCGTTGAAGTGCAGCTCGAACTCACGCTGCGTGGCAGGCGTGTTGACGAAGCCGACTTTGGCTGCGGCCTTTGGGCCGATGTACTTGAGCTGCTGGAGGTAGATCTCCTGCACCTGTTCGTGCGAGGGACCTTGCTGCTGGTTTTGTTGCGGCTGCTGTTGCTGCATCTGCTGCGCGCGCAGGGCGCGCAGCTCCAGCTCGAGCTGCTGGTTGCGGGCGCGCTCGGCGCGCATCTGCTGGTGGACCGCGCGCTGCTCGGGCGTCATGCGGCGCTCGGCGTCGAGCTGGGTCCCCCAGATGATCGCGGCCTTGGAAAAGCCGTCGAACTTCTTCAGGAACACCATCGCGTCCAGAAACTTCTGGCCGTCGTCCATGTCCGTGAGCAGCTTCTGCAGGCCCGCCTCGCGCTGCATCAGCTGCTGCTCGTAGGCGTACATCTCGCGCAGCTTGTTGCTGTAATCCTCGTTGCGCTGGTAGCCCTTGATCGCTTCGGCGACGGGGATGCGCCGGCGCTGACCGTTGATGACCGGCGCCACGAACTTGCCCATGAAGTCGTCGGGCAAGTCGTCGCTCTCGATCCACTGTTGGCGCTGGTTTAGCCACGCGCGGATTTCCTCCGCGTTGATGGTCTGTGCTTGCAGCGGCTGCTCTTCCTCGGGCGCGATCGGCGCGAGCGGGTCAGGCCCATCGCTTAGAGCGAGCGCTTGGGATTGCGCGTCTAGGCCGTTGTCGAGCGGCGAAAACGGGTCGTTCGGGTCTTGCGGCCGATCGATCACCTGCGCGTTTTGCAGCGAAATCGACTGCCCGGGCAGACCGTCAGCGCCCGGTGTTTGGGAGAGCTGCGGCGCGGACTGCGGCATGCCCTGCGCGGAAAACGCGCTGAACTCGCCGACCCGTGCGCGCTGTGAAGCGGGCGCGGGCTGCGCGTAGCCTTGATTACTCTGGCCAGAGAACCCGCCTTGACCGGTTCCTCCGCCGCCTTGATTGAGCGCAACTGCGCCCCCTTGGTCACTCATACGATCCTGCTCTAGACTTTCAGCCCCCCGCTCCAGGGAGCGGTTGTGCTAAAAACTAAGACCTCGCGACGCTTGCAGGCGTCCGAGGTCACGACCCACAGGAGAGCTATTCCCATGGATGAACGTGTTATCGCCCGCTTTTGGGCGAAGGTCGACATCAGAGGACCCAACGAATGCTGGCCCTGGACAGGCAGCAAAGATCGCTACGGCTACGGTCAGTACGGTTCGAAGAAGTGCAAGTCTGGGCGATGGATTGCGAGTCGCTTCGCCTGGACGGTCACCAACGGTCCGATCCCAGACGGAGTCGAAGTCCTGCATTCGTGCGACGATCCGCCGTGCTGCAACCCCGCGTGTCTGTTCCTCGGCACTCAGGCGGACAACATGCTCGACATGCATGCCAAGAGGCGCCATCGAGCAGGCCCCAGAAAACCGTACAAGCCACGCCGGGCCGCGGCGAGCCACGGATATCGTCGGGGCACCCAGCAGCCCTCCGCAAAACTCGACGAGCGAGGCGTTGTCGAACTGAGACGCCTCCGAGCGGAAGGCTGGACCTGGAAGGCGCTTTCCGAGCGATTTGGAATCGCGCCGCGCACCGCTGAGATGGTTGGCAAAAGACTTCGTTGGAAGCATGTCGATTAAATCAAACTCACTGCATGGCGCCCGCCGGTGGCGAGCTTGGCTGAGGAAGCGGTGTGCCGTTGCCAGACGCGCCGGTAGGGCCTGCCACTTGCCCCGAGACGTCTCCGCTGTTCTGCATGGTGGCCTGGTCGCTCGGCGCCGCCTGCGCGCTTAGACCGCCGTCTGGCGGCTGCGCGCCGGGCATGCCGCCACCGCCCTGCGCTGGGTTGGCAGCGCCTGAGTTGGCGCCCTGCTGCTGCGGCTGCCCGAGACCTTGCAGCTGGCCCGTGGCCAGCATGAACTCGAAGGTCATGTTGCCGCGCGGCGCCATCGGATTCGGCACGATCGGCGGAGGCGGGGGGATTTGCTGGAACTGCGCGACCAGCGGGTTGAGCTGCAAATACGCTTCCGTGTGCGCCTGCAGGTGCAACCGCACGCGCATGATCGCCTCCAGGTCGGGGACGTCCGCCGCCATCAACTGCTCCAGCATGGCGTTGTGGAGCGGCCAGTGCTTGAAGGGGTTGTCGCCGGGCATGACGGGCACGAGGCCTTCGCCGGTGACCAGGCGCTCGTTTTCCTTGCGGATGAGCATCTCGGCGCTGTTTTCGGTCTTGAGCCAGCGCGTGGTGTTGCCGGTGGTGACCATCTCGTAGGTCGCCGCGCGATCTTCATCGGGCATGTTGCGCAGCGCGGTGGCGATTTGCAGACGGCCTGCGGTCGACTGCATGAGCGGGCTGATTTGCTCGATGTCGACGCGCTGCACGCCGGACAAGTCTTCCTTGGTGAACTCGGCGACGTACGAGCGCTGCTCGATGCCGGCGATGTCCACCAAGAACGGCGTTTCGCCGTAGCGCGTGATGAGGTCTAGGATGATTTGCGCGCCGTCGATGCGGAACTTGCGCGCGGCGTCTTGGCGGAACGATTGGTAGCGAATCGCGATGCTGTCGAGCAGCGCGTTCATTTCTCCAGAGCGGACGTTGGGGTCCGGGTCGCCGCGGCTGGCCGCGTTCTGACCGGAAACCGTGTCCAGCATCTTGTGCAAATAGCTTTTGAGATCCGGAAGCGTCGCCGGTACAGCAGCAAGCTGCACTGCTTTCGGCATCTGGGCGTTGGGAGGGACGTAAAACGCAGTACCTTGAGCGAGCGCATCGAGGGTGACCTCAGTGCCCTTCTCTATCGCGATGCTTTGACGACCAAAGGTCGCGTAGTTTTGCATTTCATCGCTGTTGACCTGGTTCAACGCTTGCTGAATCGCGATGAGGTCCCACGCATCCGCATACCCAAACGTCGACTCGATGAAGCGTCCCGACTGCATCACCGCGATGGGCAAGCCACGTTTGCGCGGACACGGGCCGTCCCAGAGAATCACGTCACCCGCCATCATCACGTAGCGGCCCTCGGGCACCGCGGCGCAGCGACGGTGATAGAAGTGCTTGACGGTGAGCTGGTCCTTCGAGCTGTAGTAGAGCTCCTCGAGGCGAAAGAGCGTGCCGAAGTCGTACCGGTCGTAGTCGGTTTTGACCGCCAAAAGCTCGTCACGCTTCGCCGGGAAGTTGGCGATCAAGTTCCAGCGGTTATCCAGCTCGCGGACCATGCGCCACTGGTGCTCGCCGGCGACCCGCGGCTCTTGAACAAGCGCCCACGGGTACACCACGGTGACGATGGGCTCGCCCGACTTCTCGATCGAGAAATGCTGCGCCGTGGTGCCGTCCTCCAGCTGGATGTCACGCGGCACCTTCATGTCGTCGCCGCCGAGGAAGTCCCAGCGGTAGTGCGTTGCGCCGAGGCCAAAGACGCCGTCGCCCTCCGCGGCGTCCATGTCGAGCGGCGCGCTGTAGCGCTTGTATAGCGAGTTGATGATCTTGTCGGTGAGCACGCTCTTCGCAAACGAGCGGTGGTCGCTGTTGCTCACAAGCGCCTTGAACGCTGCAGGCTCACCCAGCGCCAAAGACGTCTGATGTCGGATGTACGGGCGAATCAGGTTCAGGTGAAAGCGCAGAAGCTCCAGCTCGTTGCCACTGAATCCGATCGTCTGCGTCGCGAAGTCGCGCAGGTCGTCCGGCGTCAGGCCGTGGTGGGCGGCGTAGGCCACGACCCACATCGCAAGCAGGCCGCGGTTACGCGCGCTCTCGAAGAAGGCCTCTTCTTTGGCTTTGATCTCCGAGATGAAGTCCGGTCCCGACTTGCGCGCCCAGTAAATCTGGGACGGGTCGATGACCGGCTCTTCTTCCGGGTCGATAGGCCGAAGCGGGTCGCTGAGATCGGAGGCAGCGCCGAGCTGATCGAATGGAACTACGTTTTCTTGACCCAACACACGAAACTGCCCTCATCCCGGAGCGCAGTGACTTCAAACAAATGCTTCGAGCTCGTCCAAACACCAGACCGAGTCTTTGGTCTTCATGTGCGCGAGCACGCGTTCCGCGTCGAGCTTCGCGGCCCACGGGTACTTGACGGTGTCGCGGCACGGATAGCAACGCAGGACGTACGAAGCCTGGTGAGGTTCCTGCTCCCAGCCGACCGCGAGCATTCTCTGCTGACTTTCGGCAGTTCGCAGTTTGTGCCAGTCGTAGCTTTCCTGCGCGCAAAACGCGCAAGTCGGCCGGATGGTCTTCATGCGCTCGATCAGCGCCGCGGCGTCTTTGAGCGTGGGCTCTTCCATCAGCAGCTCTGCAGCATGATGTACTTGGGGAGCTCGCCCTGCTTCTTGCTCGGCGCATCCGGTTGGATGACGGCCCAAGGCGTCGCGAGCGCGCCGATGGCGTTCAGAAAGCTCGAGCGGTTGATCTCACTGGACCAGCCGTTTTGGCCTTCGTTCCAGTGGTCACGCGCGCGCACGGGGCCGAGGATGTGTACGTCTTGGGCGAGCTCTTCGACCGGCGTGTGCACGGTGATGCGGGCGCCGTCGCGGTCCTCGCGGAAGGTTTGCGCTTCCTTTAGGCGTTTGCGGCCGTAGCTCTTGCGCACGGCGACGTAGACCACGGTGCTCTTGTTGAGCGCGTCCACGTTGAGCCGATCGCACAGGCAGTCGGTGAGGATCTCTTCGGAGAGCTCGGGATAGAGCTTGCGAAGCAAGACCGCTGCGGCCTCGATCTCTTCATGCGCGGGCGCGAGAAACCGCGTCAAATACGGCGATTCCATGTGCGGCACGCGATGCGTGACGAAGCCGGCGTCCTTGAGGTCTTGCCGGAGCGCGGGGTCTGCGGGCGGTTGTTGGGTGGCTTGGTGTTTGTCTTTGGGGTTTGTCTGAACTTCGGGCACGGACTCGTCTGCTCTATCCCGGAGAAGACGTTTTTGGCTCCAAGGGCAGGGTTCGAACCTGCATAGTCCCGGTTAACAGCCGGGCGCACGACCATTTGTACTACCTTGGAACATGGCGCTCAGTCGCCGATCTCGGCCGCGATTTGCGCTGAGGTCAGCTCATCCTCGCAAGCGATGCCCTGATTCGCCGTCATGACCGCTTGGCGCACCAAGCGGATCGCGTACGTCTGATCAGCGCTCGCGGTGGTATTGCTCACGATGGTTTCGGCAAGCTTTTTGGCCGCCTCCCGGATGGCCACATAGCGCTTTTGCTGACCGGGGCGCGGCGAGTGATAGACGAACCAGTTGTCGAGGTCTGCTTGGGTGATCATGTCTGCTCTTTCAAAATGTCGTCGATGTTCGGCTCGGCGAAACGTTCGGCGAGCGCGGGGGGTTTGGCTTTGGACTTGGCCTTCGCTTCGGGCACGACGCGCACGAAGTACGTGCCGAGCTCCTCGGGAGGCATAGCGTCGTAGACGGCCGGAGTGCCCGGGTAAGTGATGACGGCGTCGCCGTAGCGCACGTACTTGTGCTGCTTGTTCGTGCCAGCGAGGATGGAGCCCACAACCGTTTCGTCTTCGTAGAAGCTGTCCGGAGCCACCGCGACATGCCCGTGCGCGGGGTCGTAGAAGTCGACCAGCACGTGCAGCGGCGGCGCTTGTTTTTCTTCGTACACAAACGGCATCAGAATTTCTTCTGGGACATGTTGCCCATGTGCATGGTGATCTTGGTGGCTTCGCTCATGCAGCGTTCCACCGCGTCTTTGACGTCGGTGCCCATGCGCTGAAGGATGCGGCCTTGCTTGGTGAGCTCGTCGCGAATCTCGTCGCGGTCGCGCAGCGTTTCACCGCGCAGCACCGATAGCTCCTCCCGTAAGCGCGCGATCGCCGCGAGTGCGGTCTCCGCGGTCTCGCGCGCGTCGTGGTCGGCTGCGCGCTCGGCGCTGGGCTTGTCCCGGAAGAGGTTGAGCACGAGAGCGATAACGAAGCCGCTCACGGCGGCCTTCCAAAGATGGATGAACAGGTCGACAATCGTCATGGGCTATCTGCGTCCTCGGCCACCGTCGTAGAGCTTGAGTCGGCCGCGCTGGTGGATGCCGTGCGCCGCGTTCTGGGCGTGCTCGAGGGCGAGCTCGTGCGGAGCCTTGGGCATCCAAGGCAGGCGTTCGATCACGGTGACACCGGCGGGGAACTCACGGAGAATGTGCTCGGGGGGGTGGGGCCGAGAATTCGTATACTGCTCGACCTTACGCACCATGTAAACGAGCGCCGAGGCCAAGTCGAAGTGTCCGTAGACCTCGTGTTCAGCTAGTTTTCCGCGTTTGTCGCGCTTTGCCGAATGCACGTGGTCGATGACCGCACCCGCGTGGGGGGAGAACCACATCCGGCCCTCGCCGAGCCAGTTACGGACGTTGCGAATCATGGTGGTGAGCTCTTCCTTGGTGGTCGCCAAGAACTCGAGCCCGTAGTGCTCGTCGATGTCGCGGATGAGCTGCTTGTCGACGTCGCTCACGCGCGCGGCGGGGTTCAGGTGAAAGCCTTGTCGGTCGTAGTACGGGGTGATCGCACCGGGGATGGGTTTGATGATCCAATCGCCTGGGCGTCGCTCGCTTGTGGGGCGATCGACGAGCGGGGTCGTCGCCATGCGATGGAGCTCGGGTGCTAGCTTTTCGTACTTGTCGCCGTGAAGAAGGTCGCGCCATCCAGCGTGGACGCCGTCGTGCTGCGCAGGGATTCGGCGCATACGAACGTCCGGCCACCGACCCCAAAGCACGAACTCGCGTGCTGCGCAGACAGCGCTGACTTCCATGGACCCTGCATTCGATTTGGCCCATGAATCCAGGATAAGTAGTCGGTCAGCGTCAAAGTCATACTCGCCCCAGATAAGCCCGAATAAGTGCACTTGGCCAGGGTCTGCGGCGACAAACCCATACGCGTGCTTCGGCCTTTCGAAGTGGCGTACGTGGAGCTCGCGGGTGAACTCGGGGAAGGCTTTGAGGGCTGGGTCGCCGGCAATGATATTGAAGTATTCGCGCTCGCAGTTCGGGTTGCCGCGCCCGCCTGCCATGCCGATCCAGTAGTCTTTTTCGCGCCGGGTGAGCTTCGAGTTGTCCTCGATCGTCACCTCTGCGAATGCGCCGCGCCGTTTGGCGTCGGGCATCACGATGCGCTCCCAGTCCGTGTCTTGGTCCTCGGGCGCCGAGCTCTCCACCATCATGCGCGCCCAGGGGCGCTGCTGGTATTGGTGGATGAGGACGTTTCGGACCGCGTAGTCCAGATTGCTGATGAACGCTGCTTCGGAGACGAAGTCGAAGTCGTTCTCCTGGCCGCGCAGGGCGTCTTTGTTGACGTCGATGCCCGCGAGCGCGAGCCGTGCGCCGCCGGTCGGACCATCTTCGGGCCAGTACAAGCCGGCGGGGAGGATACCGCGCTTGCCGTGGTAGGTCGGCACCGCGTAGTCGGGCGCGGTGCTAAAGGCCTGCGTGACGACCGAGCCTGCGATCTCGTCGATGTTGCGCTGGAAGGCGCTCGTGAGGCGCATCTTGGCGGGTCGGCCGTATTTGCGGAAATACCAGACCGCAATCTCGTACGCGACCCACAGGTACAGCGTGGTTTTGCCGAAGCGCTTGCCGCCCGCGATGACGAAAATCAGCGGGATGGAGCCGGTCTCGTGGACCTCCTCGAGCTGGTCGATCTCACGCCAGGCGTGGATCTGATTTCTCAGCGCGAGCTGCCCCGAATGCATGAGGCCGGAGAGGTCTCCGGTCTCCCATGAGAGGGCGATGAGCTCCTCGTCTGTAAGCGCGTCGAGGTCAGCCTCGGTGAGCTGCTTTTCGAAGACGAGGGCGTCGGGGTCGTTTTCTAGGTCGTCAGGGTACAACGCATGGCTTGACTCATCCCGGAGCTAGCCACGTTCACAAACTTACCACAGTCCTACACCGCCCGCTGCGTATGCACCACGCAGTGAACCCAGCCAGTTCGTTATCGGGGTGAAAGAAGCCGCTCAGCTCCAGCGAGTCTTCGAACAGGTAAAACACCAGCCAGTCCACCCAGTGGAGCGGCAGCATGTTCGATGTGTATGGCTCGATGTAGCCGCTCATAACGTGTTGCCGGGCCCATCATCGGACATCGGTGGACGCGAATCCGACCCCGGGCGTGGGTGCTCGCGCTCCCAGTCGTACAACTCTTGGTAGGCGCGCACGAGGTCCAAAGAGAAGGTTGAGCGTGGTGCGTAGATATCCGCGGCGATGTTTCGCAACGCCGCCATCAACGGCTCCCGCTCCGCCCACCACAGCGCGATGCTAAGCGCCTCGTTGGTTGGCGCCGCATCGCGCGGGTTGAGGTAGTCATCTCGGACGATCTCAAGCCACTGCTTCGCCTCGTCGTTGGTCACGTTCCCTCCTTGTCATCCGGCTCGGACAGGCTGGATAGCTCGTGCTTCTCTATCCACACATCGAGCCAGCGCCGGCACCACGCGCGCAGCGCGCTGCAAAGCGTCACGTTCCCTCCGGGGGCTTGGGGTGCTCGCGCTCCCATGTGATGAGCTGGTCGATCGCTTCGAGCACGTCGGTCTCGTCGATGTTCGCGCCGTAGTATGCCTTGACCTGATCGAGACGTAGAAGGTCCCGCTCCTCGAACCACGCCAGCCTGGCCTTGAGCGCTGCGTTCTTGTTCCGCAGCACATCCAAGCGCGTATCGGTTTCTTGCGCGTGCGCGGACCTGCTCAACCACTCATTGCGCGCGCGCAGCTCCGCGTTCTCCGCTTCGACCCTGCCGATCTTCGCGCATAGGTATCTGTCGCGAGCGCTGCCGTCGCCACGAGTAAGTAGGGCCACGTTCTCCGCTTCGAGCTCGGCCACCTTGTCTTTGAGTGCTGCGTTCTCGTCGATCAACGCGTGGTTCACCGCACGAAAACGTTCGAGCTCCGCGCGCAGGCGCTCCACCTCGGCATTGAGGTTCGCGATGCGGTCTTCCATGAACTCGTCCCCCATCAGCTTGCCAGCTTTTCGATTTGGCGCTTGAGCAGCGCTTTGGTCTTCAGGTCTTTGACGAGCTCGGCAAACTTCTCCGAACAGCGCTTGCGAAACTCCATCACAGCGCAGTCGTGATCGATGTAATCCGAGATGTCGAGGTCGCTCTCCGGATCGATCACGCGAAGCTTGAGCTTGTCGACAACATGGCTCGGAACAGCCGTGAAGCTGAGCGGAGAACGAACGATGACATCACCTACGTTGACGGCGAGGGCAACAGCAGACTTCTGGGTCAGAACGGACATGGGGTTTGTGTCCTTTCGTAGCGGGTAATGGGTTTGGGGATTTCACTAGCGTCGCATGAGCCCGATGCGGGGGTCCATCATGGGCGGGCGACGAACATCGATAAACGTTTCGGTTTCTGGATCCAAACGCATCGCCGTGACCGGCATGGCGCGCTCGGCGCGCGCGAGTGCGCGCAGGTAGTCCTCTTCGCGCGCTTCGTTGACCATCCCGCAAATCTCGCGGTTGGTTTGCGTCGCGATGACGGCCGCGCAGACAGCCCACATCCCGTGCATCAAGAACAGCTCGCCAATGCTGGGTTCAGGCATGCCGACAAAACCTTTCACGGTCACGGCCACGAGCGTGAAGTACACGATCAGGAACGTGAAACGCCAAAGCCCGTTAGACACGCCCATCAGCGTGATCCTTTCGGCGGGCTCGGGCGGGAACGGTGCGTACGGACGGGACATCGGAGCGGCTCTGGGTCGGCTGTGAGCACATGCAGTGGGGTGCCCGACATTCCCCCGACTGGTCATGCATAGCACAGAAGTGACCGCAGCCCGAGCAGCGCTCGGTGAGCCGGTTCTTCGACCAGCGTTCAACCCGCTGGCGATCGCCCAGGTTGTTGCGGCGGGTGTAGCGCTTGGTCATGCAGATGGCTCCGTTGCCTTATTCGCGCGGCGTGTGGACAATCGGAAGTCCGCGACCCACGCTCGGCCGTGCGAGATGCGGATTGCGGCTCATCCAATCCTGGACGAACCACAGCTGTCCGCATCCACCCCCGATGTCGTCTTGGCCTGCGGGGTCGAAGCAGCGGGTGCTGTAGCCGCGCGCGGTGAGTTTGGCCATGAAGCTTTGCGCGAGCTCACGCTGACGCGCGTTCGCCGCCGCGACATGCTCATCGCGCTCGCACACCACGCTGATGGTGGCCTGCCAGACCTCTGGGCTGAAGTACGTCTCCAGCATGTCCGCGTCGCCATCGGCGCTGTTTTTGTCGTGCGCGCAGTAGTTGAAGAACGGTTGCCGGCCCGTGGCTTCAGCCCAGCGCTCGCCCTCGTCTGCGATCTGACGAAGCGTCATCTTGTTCTTGAACGGGATGAGCACGTCGCGCTTGTCGTTGGTGGTTTCGTGCACCGAAAACTGCAGCCCGATCGTCGGGATGTCTTGTGACAAACCACGCAACTCTTCGAACGCTTTGGGTACGAGTGGTCCGGTCGTGCTGATGAGCAACGCCGCGCGCGGGAAGATGTCGCCAAGGCGCAACAACGTTTCCTTGAGTGAGGCCCAGTTCAACATCGGCTCGCCCATCGACATGAACATGATTTGCCAGCGCTTGATGGTCTCAGGGTCGATGAATCGATCGGCGAGCATGTACACGACCTGCTCACAGATTTCGTCGGCGCCGAGGCTGCGCACGAAGTTGTCGCCCGCGCCGCAGAACCGACAGCCCACCGGGCAGCCGCTTTGCGTGCTCACGCACATCACCGTGCGCTCTTCGTAGGTGGGGTATTTGTAGAGCACGCTCTCCGCTACGGCGTTGCCGAAGTCGTAGACGTACTTGCTCACGTTGGTGTCTGAAGAATCAATACGCTGCACATGCATGAAGTCGGTTCTTTCGTTGGTTTGGGCGTGACGGTCTCAGTCCATCGAATCGGTGACACCCATCGTCTGGATGCACTGCAAAGCCGTTTGGCGCACGTTGTTCCAGTCGAGCTTGCCCATGAGCCCGTGGTGGATAAACACGGGGTCGGTCGCGAGCTTGCAGATGTCGTTGAAGTCGAACTCGTCGCGCTGCATGCTCGTCAACATCGAGCCCAAACACATGCCGACCGCGCACGCGACCGCCGGCGAATCCCACGCCTTCATCACCACGTAGGCGCGAAACTCTTCGTCGGTCAGCGGTTCAACAGCCGCCCTGCTCTCTTCGTCGGGTTGCGCACTGCGCACGATGTTCCGCGCTGTGGCGATATCGTCCTGGAACAACGCTGCCAGAACAACTTTGGCAGCGGAGCTGCCACGTAATCTCACGCGGTCTTCCACACAAACGCGCAGGTTGGTATGCCAGCTTGCTTTCCACGCCTCCAATTGAGTGCGTATGCTTTCCAGGGTGGGGTGCGGGCTTGCTCGTTTCTTGGCCTCTTCGATCATCGCATCGACATCGAGCTCGCCTGCTAGCGCACGTACAAGCTCATCCTGTGTGAGTTCGAACTGCTCGACTTGAGTGGAGGCTGCCGCTTCTTGTTCTTTGGGGTTTGTCATATCGAGAACACCAACTTTCCATCGACCTCGATGTCGTACCCGAGGTCCCAGTCGCGCACGAGCTCGTCGGCGCGGCGTGCGCACGACTTCATCACGGCGATCACGTCTTCAACGGTCGGATTTTCGGGCGCATCGCCATCCGGCCAGACTTCATCCACAGTCAAAACATGGTCACCGGTGACGGTAACGCATAAGGTCTTCGGCGGCTTGAGTTTGGGGTCGGTCATGGGGCTTTCTCGGAGCAGTGGCATTGACGGTCGCGGCTTGTGCCGAGCTTGTCGATCGCGCGCTCGGCAAGACCAAACACGCAGAGCACGAAGATGAAGACGATGAACGGATTCTCGTCGACGAATCGCCAGAAGTTCACAGATCTTTCCTCGGGGCGTCTGGGTCGATAAGGTGCTCACGGCACAGTCTTTTGACACGCTCGATTTCAGCGCGTGCGTCTTTGAGCTCCTGCTCTTTCTCGAAGTAACGGCGCAGCTCCATCAGCTCCTCGAACCACTTGGCTGTGAGCTTCGTGGTCTCTTCGGTGCCGTACACGGTGCCGAAGCTGGTCGCGAATCCGTACTTCAACCGTTCTCCGCCTTCGACGCTGGCGCGCGCGTAGCGCAACGCGGACAGCATTTGCGGTTCCACGCGGCTCAGGTCGCAGCTGATGATGAACGCGTCGAGGTGCTGCAGGATTTCTTCGTGGGTCATGGTGCCGGCTCCCAATCTTCGTCGCGTGCTTCACGTGCGCCAATGAGCAAGATTTTCTGCTCGCCGAGCTCAGGTGAAACGCGTGCGCCGATCTCCGATTTTAGCGTGGCCCAAGGCCCATAGCCGCCGTTCACGAGGTAGAGCTCGAGCACGTCGCCCGTAGCCCAATGCGGCTTGCGCAGTCGCGAGACGCCGGTCTTAGCTGCTTCCGAGATGTTCATTATATCTGTCCTTCGATACGGAAATCTGGGGTGGGATCGCCGTCGACGCAGTGCCACAGATGCAGGCAGTATTTGGCGATGTTGACGTGTTCGGACGCGCGCGGGAAGACCTGCACGGCCATGCGCTCGTCACCGATGAATGACCGCTTCACCCAGCACATGTCTTCGTAGCTGGGCACACGCGCAGGCCGCGAAAACGAGACGTGGACCCAGCGCTTGCCATCGGCATAAGCGCCGCCCGTGACGATGACCATGAGCCGGTCGCTGATGTCGTGCGCGAGCTCCAGAAAGCGGTAGGGGACATACGGTTGCGCGCGTTTGATCCAGCCGATCGGCGTGACGTCCCAGCCGCCGAGCAGGAACCAGTCGGGCACTTCCGCGAGGTGGTCGCTCAGCTTCGCTTCTTGGGTCATCGGCTCAACCCCAGCGCTTCAAGCTCTTCGTCGGTAAGCTTCGAAATGGCCTTTTTCTTGAGGCGTTCTTTGCGTTTGGCATCGGACTCTTTGTGCTGGTTCCACCACGCGTACAGCCCGGGAACGGTGCGCACTACGCCCGATTTCATGTCGTCGCACAGTCCGCAAAGCTCGCAGAGCATGCGCGTCAGCTCGTTGCGCTCGGCGATGAGCTTCTTGAGCGTCCGCCGGTCTTCTTCGGTCGTATCTACGGTGCAGGGCATTACCAAGTTCTCCTCTTTGATCGTCGACGTGCTCTAGCGGGAATTCTCTTCGGGCGTCTCGCCCACAGCGGAGGCAGCTCATCGTCATGAGGGACCGCCGGAAACACCGTGAGCACGTGCCCGAAAGGGCCGATCACCACGATAAACTCGCGCCCAAGCAGCTTCACGAGAACGCGCTCTGCCCCGTCCCGATCGGGCACGCGAGGCGCGCCCGACACCACCTGCTGATGGATTTCGCGAAGGGTCTGGCGATCGAGCCGAATGCCCAAACGCTCCTCGGCACGGTCAAAAGCGTGCGCCGTCACGGTCACGCCGCCGGCGCTATCCGCCCACGAGGGGGCTTCAGTGCTCAAGCGGCTCGTTGTCGCCATCTTCTTCCAACGCCCCCCTCCGGGCCCCCTGGGAC